TTACTTCTTCTTAGTTTCATCTTTAAGAATTTTTCGCAACGACTGTGCTCTCTTCTCAATGATTTTATTATGCTCCTTAGATGACTTAATGCTAAAAAAATCATTAGCTTTCTTGCTGTCAAGGATGAATGCCTGTCTTGGTTTTTGCATAACTGCCATATCGTTACTCCCTTTCTTATTCTTTTTTCTAAAGGAAAAGCACATAACACACACACCTTAATAATGGTACTAATATGATATGTGAATGTGTACGACAATATACACCTTTCCTTGTACCTACATAGTACTCCCTAAGCGTACTAAAAGTCTACCTATATTTAGTCATCAAATGTACATTTGTTACCAATTTTTAACTTGATTAAAATTCAACCGATTTATTATTCGCTGGTCGGATGCGAAACATATTTATCGAGCCAGTCACTTATTAGTCGCCAGTGGTGGGCGACAATCATTTAAAAGGATTATTTTAATCCCATTTGATTTCATTTTTATTATACTTAGATATCCTATCTAATAACCATTGTTTTTTATGGTGAGACTGATTGTCAAAATCCTTAATTTTATTCTTATCTACCTCAAAAGGCTGACTTATCGGTACTGCAAGCACTGACATTTTTAATACCCTTTCTAAAAAACAAAATTGGCGTTTATGACCATTGGTACGCCATAAACCAACCCACCTCTTTATCTGCCTGTATGTTAGTCAACCATAGTCCTATCTTCGCTCGCTGTCCAATTATTTTGAGTCGCTGGCATCGTGCTACGACCAAGAATCTAAGCCATTTTATCTGTGTTCTACAGAAAGGTAGTTGCGTTCGCATTCCTGACATCTAAAGGTAGATGTTACTACTATACAAATCTGCCCAAGAATGAGGACTTGGATTTATTCAAGTCCACTTTAAACTATATTAGCGAGTTCCAAAGTAAACCTCGAAACCCTTTAAACAACATCGCTACAATGTTATTATAGCATTATGGGCTGACACTAAATGTCATAATTGCCTGTGAGTCCTCAGATTATCACAGAGCGATCACTAATATATTATGTCCCGCAAGCTCGAAAAAACATTGCAGGAATACAAAAACCGTGTATCCTAAAGTATCACAGTATGAACTTATGTGTTACCTTTTGGTGTGTCAGCCAAGTGCCTTTTTAGCGTTGGCGATTTTGGTGTCTTTTGCTCGAATACCGTCATTGATAAGATGATAGATAGCATTGATTGTCTTTTCGCCAACAATACCGTCAACTGTAACCTTACCTGCCCTCTGTGCCTCTTTAACAGCCTTTAAAGTGCCGTCACCAAAACCATTCGAGTTATCGACTTTTGTTTTGATGATTTTCATGTTGTACAAAGTAATTAACTGTTTCTTAAATGCAAGAGTCGCTGTATTGTGTGAGCCGTACTTAATCATTTCTTCCTTCACCTCTGACTTTGATTTGATAATGTTTTTATTAATGATGACATCCGTGTCAACATTACCGCTGATACCGCTGATTCTGCCGTTATCGGCATTCTGCCATATATCGCAAGACTTGGATGGGTTGGATGACCATTGTGCAAGCCAAATACTGTACTTACTTCTGAGCTTTTCATAATCAAGGTGATTGTTAAGCCAGTTAAGATTACTGTATACCCCCGCACGGTAACCACCCGATTTGATAGCATCGCAAAAAGCAATTGCAATGTTTGTCAGAGCCGACATACCGAGCTTTGTCTGACCACTCTCCTCGAGGTCATAATATACGGGTAATTCAAGCGTTTTGCCCTTAATGCACGCAAGGCATACCTTAGCCTCCTGCTTTGCCTCTGCAACAGAGTAAGCGTAAGAGTACCAATATACACCGACCGCAAGACCTGCCTTTTTAGCGTTCCTGTAATGCGTTTCAAATTCAGAGTCTTTCTGATAGGTTTCTTTACCGAATCCCGCACGGATAATCACAGCATCAATACCGCTGTTCTTGACTTTGTTGTAGTCAACTCCTGTCTGACAGTAGCTGACATCAATAGCAGTAACTTTCATGGTTATTCCTCGCTTTCGCAAATAATTTTTTTGTTTTCAAACTTCTTGTATGCATCAAGATACATTTCGTTTTTATCGCCGTTGTATGTGCATTCGTAGTACATACCATCGTGTAATGTTGTGCTGATAAGGCATTTGTGGTTTTGCAAAGTCTTACATGACCACACAACAAAGATGTCAAAAATAGGTGTACCATCTGACTTATCTAAGTGATTTAAAACATACTTGCGTACCTCTGAGATTGCAAGCTCAATAAAATTTGCATTTGTCATAACTATTCCTCGCTTTCATCTGTTTTAAACTACAAAGCACCCACCTCAATTAAGAGATGAGTGCTAATTTTATGTATTGTATTTAATTATTTAGGTTCACCGTAGGTCATAGCCTGTTCACTATCTGATGTACCTTTAGTTGTAGGATCGACTACAACACCAAGCACCGCAAGTAAAGCAAATACGGTATTTACCACTGCCGTAAGGTTATTGCCAAGTTCCCCAAAATCAAGCTCAAAACCAAATACTTTAGCTACTGCCTGAATAAACAGAAGTGCCGCAGGAATAAGTGCAAGCCAAAATGTTTTATTTTTAAATCTTACTGTCCAGTTAATCATATAACCAACTCCTTAAATATTCTTTTCTGGCAAATGTAATGCCAGTTTATATCTATCAGTACAATATGTGTCTCCACCGAGATTGTGATACTCTTTATACAGGTCAATCAAATTAAGTTTTTGTATCGAGGTGATACTACCCTTTACAAGACACTTATCACACAACTCTAAAATACTATTTCTCAAACCTGCCTTCACTGCTTCAGCTAACTTAACCGACATATCCCACTTCTCTGTATCAAGAGCAATATGAGATTCTAACATTCCTTCAATTTTGTTGAGCTTCTCTATTGTGTCGTTAGTGTTGTTTGTATTTCGCACCCAACCGATTATTTTACGGCGTAGAGGCGTGACGATAGCAGTCAACACTGTCAGTATAGCGGTAGCACAGCCAAAGCATACACTAATAGTTTTAATAATTTCAATTATTTCATTACTCATTCAATCACCACATTGGTTATTACTCCTTACTTATTTCTTATCAAGACATCAAAATGTATACTATCACTATCATTGTAAGATGTCTGTGCTAACAAACAGGTTACTGTCAAACCGCCAGAACTATCAATTACACCTTTAAACACATTACCATCACTGGCGACACCAAGAGTTATAATATTTTCCGTAGGTTTAACAGGCAATCCAGTGATGTGCATATTACTGGTATTAGAGATTGTACAATTTTTAAGTTTTAATACAATATGGAGTGAATAAGTATCATTTACACAAAGATAAGAACAAACCGCAGAACTAATCAATTCATTCTCTTTAATAGTCAAATCCTTTATATCATCATTTGAAATACAATCTAACGCCTTAACATGTATGTTAGTAAAATCTGACAAAGGCTTATAATCAATATTTATTAATCCATCACCTGTTCGTCCAAGATTATCCCAAGCACAACCTATACCAGCCACTACTTTAAACTCGTTATTAGTCATCGTAGTTCCTGTTCCTCTATTTGTCGATTTATAGTTTGGTGTATCTGTAGCAGTTGCAAAGTATGTAACATATGGAGTACCAAAAGTGTCTAAATTATCTTTATAAACTTGATTATATCCGTTAAGACAGTTATTAATTAACGCTCTGCCAGCATTAAAAAATTTGAATCCATATTTGGTTGAGTCTATCATGCATTGGCTAAAAGTGGCAACACCACCCCAAACCGTGAAAGAAGTAGAATGACTCATAACATTTGTATTGTATGCACACCATGCATGACATTTGTTAAAATGATTATCTGCTCCTCCAGTAAGAAAGCCGCATTCAAAGTCTACCGAAATAGAATCTGTTACATAGGTGTCAGAACAACCGAGAAATAACATAGTTGACATCATTCTTGCATCAATATTCGAGTATCCACTTGTAATCATTTCTTGTGTTGACAATTGAACATCACTACGAGAACCACTAATATAACTGTAGGTTGCCTCGTTACCACCATAACATCTTATACCGTACATTGCAGGATTCTTTAACATGATATGAGAATAATTCGTTTTGCCTTCATTCTCAATTTTGAGTGCATGTTTAGCTTTTCCGTTACTACAATCAATTATAATATTACCAAATGAGCCAATGTTATATTTTGCATCATTACCTGATTTTACATTAACCGTAATAGCCGAATTTAAACTCCACGATCCTACCACTTTCGGCTCAGAACCGTAATATGTTTCATTTTGTTTTTTACAATTATTAGATACTTTAATTGTTGCAAAATTACCATCAAAATTTGCTCTATCAACATCATATCTAAGCGTGTTACTAATTAAATATGTTTTTCCATTGCCAAGTTTAATTGCATGGTGGTTTGTTCCAGCTTGGGTAAACATTTGTTGCAATGCGATCGTATCGTCTGTTACTCCATCCCCTTTAGCACCAAACATTTCAGGTGTAACATAATTATTATAAATCTTATTTAATAACATTGAGTCTATCTTTTCAGGTATTATACACTGCGGTGCTATCTTATTGGTTGTCACACAATTATCGGCAAGCTTGTTACTTGCCACTGTTAAGTCTGCCAATTTATCATTAGTGATTGTTGATTGTGTAATGCTATTTCCATTTATTAATAATGTGTCTCCCTGAAACAATGTTGACATTTTAGCAAATAAACTCATTAACGCACTAAACTGTTCACTTGCTTCAATGACACGACCACTGGTTGACTTGCTAATAGTGAGATTAATACCGCTAATTTTCAAAACCTTGTTATCAATGGTGATATTAAGTTCACCTTCACCCATACCTGCATAAGCAGTCATAGATGACTTGATCTCAAATTCAACAATGCCTCGTTTAGCATCTATAATTGTTGCGTCAACAATTTCTTCAGAACCACGAGGGAGAGTTATTGTGTATGTAACTGCCGAACCAGTTAAGTCGATTGCTCCCTTATCATCCACGACCATAAGGCGAGGGTATTTGATACCGCCCTCGCCCTGTGTCACAGTAAAAAACTTGTTGTTGTCTTTCCAAGCATGTACTGTATATATTCTATTGTAGGTTTTCATTATTTTCCTCCTTATTACTTCGTTAATATATACATTGTATTTTCATAAATAGAAATATTGCTTGCACACTATAACGAATAATTTGGCTTTAAAACCCTCCTTTTAAAACTCTTCAAATTCGCTGTCATTCCATCCTGTTGCTGTTTTGCTCTCAGTACCTATATACACATAGCGTTTGCCGTTGTATTTGTAGTAGGCATTAGGGATAAGTATAACACCTTCGGCAAATTCAAATGGATTATCAGCAACACCAACAGGATGCTCTTGTAAAACATATGTCTGCTTGACAAGTGTTTCACCGACATAATCCTCAACCCAATGATAGCCGAGTTTATCTGACTGCGTGATTTTTTGAGACAAACCGCCTAATGTTTTTATTTTGTCTGATACAATTTTGCTTTTTTTAATCTTGTCAAGTAATATTTCAAAATTAGCATTATTCATTAGTGAACACCTCACTAATTTTTTCAAGCTGTTCTTCGGCACTCAATTCATTATCAGGCAAAGGTGTATCCTTGTCGATTTCTCGATAATTTTCAACAGAGTCGTTCTTGCCAAGATAGATTTGTTGAGCTCTCATTGTTTCGGTGTCAACATCCGTAATTACATTGTTTTTATTTTCAGGCATTAAAATTCTCAGTCCATTTTTTTCGGTCAATATCATATCCAACCCCCCTATGCCAAAGTAATGTTTTTGTTTGTTGCAATTAGTTTGTCCTCATCTGTAAGTTTTGCAAGATTTTCTGAACCTAATATTAATTTAACAGTGGATTTTCCTGTCATATCTGCATAATTGTTTAAGATGTTGACAAGCGTTTCTCGGCTAAACAAAGTTGAAGGGGATATATCAAGTCGAGGACTGTGGAATCCTTCTTCAACTTGAAAATCTATCATTTTGGTAGTGTTGTAAAAATCATTATTGCCATATTGATTAAACATAAAATCTTTACATAAATAAACTTTCTTTAATTTTGGACACGATGCAAAAGTTCTTGAGTTGCCAGTCGTTGTGTGCGGTTTGCCAGATGTTGTGTCGGCTGATAATATGTAAAGCTCTTCAATCGGATTTGCTCCACTCCATCCGGTGTAAAAAACTTCGCCTACGCATTTCTTTACATTAGACAAAATCAATTTTTTAAGTTTCGTCATATAACCAAAAACACATGGTCTTATAATTAAAGGAATATTTGGAGTGGTATATTCTGTAAATTCTCCAGCAATAAAATTAACAACTGCATTGTCAGATGATTCTGCATTACCTATTACACCTAAAATTTCAACATCTTTTTTAATGTTTTCGGGAATGATATTATCAGTATTCTGAGGAGTAACTTTAATATTATCAGCACAATATTTGCCAGTGGTATCAAGAGTAACACCTCTCTTATTTGTCATTTCAACATTAATCATTTACAATCACCTCGCCGCTGTATTTTGGCAAGTCAGTGATAACCTTATTTGTAATTTCAGTAATATCAGTTTCAGTAAAATAATCAACCCCTTTTACTGGGGTTTTACCGTCAGCACCGTCTTTGCCTACGATTTTACCAAGATTTGTTAAATCTCCATTCGAGTATGTAATTACAAGTTCTCCGCTTGTATTAACTTCGGATTTTGCAACACCTACACCATCGTTTCCGTTTACGCCGTTTGCACCTTGTGATGGTTTATTTGTATCTGTTTCGCCAATAAACCAATTGCCGTTGTCACCAATATGCGGAGTAATTCCGTCAGCACCCGAAATACCATCTTGTCCTTTTAGTTCACCATTGTTGAACTTTTGTTGAAAAGTTTCGCCATCTGCAAACGGAATATCATCGGCAGTATAGGTTTGCTTGATGTTTAAATCTTCAAGCGACTTATCTCCGTTAAGTTCAACGCCATTGATAGAAGGTTTGTTGTTCAAATGTGCATAATCATTACCGTCAAACTCTTTAAGTGTTCGCCAAATAGTATGACCGTCACTATCTATAGACAATACCTGTCCGACAACACCGTCTGTAGTCGGTTTAGAAATAAAGTTTTCTAAGACATTAAAATCATCAGTGCTTTCAATCTTTGTGTCATCTGGTGCAAAAGAAACCTTAAAACTAACGCCTGAAAATCTTACATTACCTTCAGGAAACTGTAATTCTACAATGCCTTTTAATACACCCTCAGCCGTTGTCATCTGTAAATACACAGGTAAATAAATCAAACCTTTATCTTTATCTACTCTGCACTCAACACCTACTTTGTGCTCATCTGGTTTTAATCCATAATAGGTAGCAAGCGTACATTCTGAAAGATCTATATCAGCACCGTGATTTTTAGCCTCAATCTCAAACTCGGTCACACCGTGTTCTCTTTGTGTGATTGGTTCAAGAACCTTGTTAATATAAGCACAATCAATGCTTAAATGTCTAATAATCATATAATCACCACCTATTATTCTGTAAAATTAAATGTTGTATTTCTAACACTTGTTTGTGAAATCGTATTAAAACAATCAATAAATCTCTTCTTGAGAGGCTTGGCAGAATAGTTTGTGTTAAATGTCAAACTGAAATCTGATACATCATCATAATTTATATGAATTGAAAGCAAAATAGGATACTGCCAATCACCGTCTTTTACTTCAAGAGATAGTGCTGTACCAAGTGTTAAATCTGCAATGTTATCCTTCATTTCAGGAATTGCCAATATATTCACTGACTCAATCTCAAATTCGTAGCACTGCTTACTGAGATAATTGTCATGATCAGATTTAGCTTGAACCATCACTTCTTGCAATGTTGTTATAATATCATTAGCGGAATAAGTATCACTAAATACAACATTGTCATTTGTCCAGTCTCCTTCAGTAATGTAATTTTGGAGTTCCAAGATTTCAGCGGGGGAGAGGATTGTTACAATACCGTCTTTGTTTGCCTGAATTGCTGTTTTGTAATTAAGTGTAAACTTTTTAGCTACTGTTTGCATCTTGTTATAACATGTGTTATATTTGGTTACTGCGTTATCATAATCATTTTTTGTATTCCAATATGTCTCTGCTGCCGAATACAATTTTGTATATAAAGATTTGGAGTAATAGCAATCGTAATTGATGTAATCGTATGGTGGGTTTCTCATTCCACTCGGAATACGCACATGGTCATCTACAAGAACTTGATAAGCATAACGCAACTCTCCACTTGAAGAGTTAGGGAGCGGTTTGTCACTAAACCCATATTTGTCTATTAGATGTGTATTAATTGTATCTGCAACTGTTAAGTATGTTGTTAAAGCTTTTGACACTTTAGAAGCTTGCTCTATTTTCTTCTTATTGCACTCAATCAATAATGCCCCGTTATTAGCATATTTTACAGACTGTTTTTCAATGTTTATTTGCCACACCGTAAGAGCTTCTTTTAAGGTTCTATTTTTAGTGTCATCAGCCACATAATCTAATTGATTTTCAATATTACTAAAATTGTACAATATATTATTTCCCGTAGGGTTGATTAACCCTAATCCGTATTGATCGTTAGATGTATGCACTCTTAATGCACTAATGCACCTATCATCAGTTGTGTGAACATTCGTATTTTTGATTGCATTTTGCCATGTTAATATTGCCTTAGAATGAGTGCCTAAATATTTTTCATCAGTATTATAATACCGCCGCTCTTCTGTCTCTATGTTTCCATCTATTATATTAATTGTCATATTTTCTGAATCAAAAATGAAATAGCATTGGTATGACGAAGCGATATCATTATTTAAAAAAGTATAAACATTTGCATTATCAACATCGTCAAGTGTTCTATACCTAACACACACGGCTTGAGAAACATATCCTATTTTCCATTGTGGAAGATAGTCAAGTATTTGATTCAGCAATCCTCGGACAAACTTTTGTTTATGTCTTGTGTTGCCATAACAATCGTAATACCAATTATCACTGGTAACAAGGTCGTTAATATGATCAGGCACAAATAGTGGTAATGTACTGTTTGATAAAGAAAACGCTCTTTTTGATAAAGTCATCTCATAAGACTGGGCTGTTACTTTTAGCACAACATTACTTCCGTTATCATTTATTTCTTCCGTGTTAGTAATAACCCACCATACATTTCGTATGCCATAGTTTTTATTTTTATTTGTTTCAAAGTGTGTACATAATCTTTCCCTTGAAAAAATTTGTACCCAAGAAGCATTGGGAATATATGTACGATAAGTATTGTCGCTATATGTTGCTTGACTGCATACAAGACTTATTCGGATATACCCTTCGTCAATAGTATCAGTATTGTTTTCAATGTTGCTATCACTATCCCTTACTGTAAAATCTACACATCTTCGGAATGGTTTTTTTGATGTTTCATAATAATAATCATCATCAGATTTAAGCCAACTATCTGCGTTAGCTTCCTTATAGTAATGAATCTTGAATGAATATCGTAAAGTGTCACCATTAAAACATTTTGTCGAAATGACATCGCCTTTATGCACAGGTATAAAACTTTTACAGGCTAAATACTGGTAGGCATACCAATTTTGCTTGTACAAGTCTAAGCTTTCTGAATAATCTTCAAATACCCCATCATTAATAGTGCCGCCCCACACCCACTCGTAACCGTATGTAGTGCCGATATCAAAAAGCATAGTTTCATTTTTAATATTGAAATTGTTAATTGCTGTATTAACATCAAACGATAACTCATAATCTTTTCGTGTGCCTCCGCCTTTTAAATTATACAGATAATCTGCATAATAACTTTCTCCTGTAAATTTAAAATACTCAGCTGAATCATTGAGATACAAAAGCATATCAGGCTTTAGATTATCATAATTAGGATTGTCTATCCAACTGTTGGTACGAGTGTCATAAACTTTTTTAGGCACTTCAAAACTCATTTCCGAAGCTGTTCCGAAATTATAATCAGCAGTCCAGTTATGTACATTTTTGACATAGCCAAGTGAGGTCTTTTTATTTTGTCTATACAACACCATGTCGGGAGTCTCTTGTGCGTAATTTCGTGTTTGCATTAAATACCACCCAACCTGTGCATTGTAGTATACTTTAAAACTAAGCTTTTATCGGGATCGAAAACATCGTAAGCATAATTATGTGTAGCATCAGTTTTATCTGCGGATTTAATATATAGATAAATCTGATTTTGACCATTGCCGAGCCAGAATAAAGATACATAATCGAGATTATCTTTAATAACTCCATTGTATTGAATGAATGGGGGAGTGAGTGAATGAAAAGTTTTTTCATTAGGTTCTTTCATTGTTACCATTCCATATTTAGTGTCCAGTTCATATACTGCATCTTTATTTGTATGATAATTCACATTCGCATCGAAAACGAACATAGACTTATTAAGTTTATTTCCGACATATACTCTATAATTCGATAATGTGTAATCTATTTGATGTTCTGTCCAGTTGTGTCCGATCTTTAAATCAATAATAGGACAAATTTTGTTATTGATAGGTTGTCCTTCAATATCAATTGTAGTTTCAAAAGATAATGTTTGCCCTGTATTTGACGGTTTAGTTGCAACCCCTTTAAACTCAACTTCAATGTCCTGATACCAAAATCCACTATCATTTTGTACCTTACAACGCAAACCTCTATAGCCTCGTGCATCGGTAATATCACTGTCAGGAATAAATAATGCGTTGAGGTAATAGTCGGATGTTTCGTTTTGCAAATAAAGTCGTTTCCAACCGTCTTGTCCGAACAACCAATTTTTAATTTCAATCATTGTTTCGACTGGAATATTATCTTCTGGACTAATAATTTCAACTGAAAATTCAAGTGGATGTTCAGCATAATTAAGATTGTATAAAAGCTGTTGTGCATTATGGGGGAGAGCCACAGTAGTGGGTTCATATTCGCCTCCACTTGCAAACTCATTACTATCGTCACTTATAAAAGCTAAAATTAAATTATAATCACCTGAGTATATATCATTATAGGTAAAATAACAATCTCTATACAATCAAAGCACCTCCTTAATAAAAACATAGATAAATATATAATCTTACTTGTAAAAATAAAAATATTATGGTAAAATAAAACAAAAAGGGAGTGAAGAATAATGAATGCAAATAACACTAAAAACAATAGTGGAAAACTGATTGCCATTGGCATTATAGTGGGCGTAATACTGTTACTTTCATTGATTGGCTCAAATTGTTCATCAACTTGTGTTGAAGATGGATGTGACCGACCAAGAGCTAATAACAGTTATTGGTGTACTTATCATGAATCAATACATTATTTAGCTCACGAAATGGAACAATCTAAGTAACACAAAAGGCTGTCGTTTGACAGCCTTTCTTTTAATTTTGCAATATAAAAAAGAGAAGATAAAATCTCATCTTCTCTTTAAGTATTTTTAATATTCTTTTTAATAGAATGTCGTACTCACATATATGTACTTAATGCAAATTCCATATTTTCCAACCACATTTGAGCATTCCTACCATCCTGTTCAGACACCACAGCAAACCCAGTATATCGTGCCTTGTGTGCTAACGCAATTAGTTTAATATAATCTCTTTGCACTTGATGAGAAAATACATTTGTAAAATCACATATATATTCTTTGCGTTCTTGATGACTATTTACACTATCAATACCGCATTCTTTACATAATACAGCTTCAATCAAATGAACAGCAGTATAAAAATATGCTACAATCTCCCAATCTAAAAAAGATTCCTTAGAATTACTAATACCAAAACTTATGAAGTTTTTATTATGATTCATTTGTTCTATATGCGTATTATATATTTTCTCATTCATATTCTGTTCCTTAAATATATTTTTTACACTTCGTCTTGAAATCTAATATGAGTAACTTCTTTCATCTCTGCTTTACTAATATTCACAATCTCGACATTGAAATTAAAGTCACGATGGTTGTCAATATATACATCAGCCACCAAATCCAATAGATGCTCATTGGGCTGGTCATAGATTACCCAATATTCAATATTATTTTCAGATAATCTTCTAATGCCTACCGTAATTGTTTCTGGTGACACACGCTTAATCTTGTAAGCAAACTCTAAATAGTCATTTTCATATAAGAGATTTGAAATTACATAATTTTTACCCTGAACAACTGACGCATTTTTTTTAAGCATTTTATGCGTTGTATTTGAATCAACGATAATAGTATATTTTTTATCTATATCAGAAATAGCTTGCAACTTTGAGGCATGCATAGTTATTCCTCCTTTGCAGCGTCATTTTCTCTTACCTGAATACGCATACCAAGATCTATATCGTAATTGTCCTGATACCCTGACACTGCTTCTATTATAGGAGCAGTAATAGATAACATATTTCTGGGATCTACTTGTATACATATTTCATTAAAAATATTTTCATTTTCGTCCATCTGGGCAAACATAATCATAAAGCTGTCTTGATTATATTCTATCTTTATGGCATTAGGTTTAATGGTAGTTTTCATATAAATCCCCCTATCATTATTATGCCCTATATCATTATGACTATGTTCAGTATATGCCAACCCTCGTGCATTGTATTACTATCACCATCGTCATAGAAGTATTATATACTATATATTGTGCAAAAGTCAAGACTTTTCTGTAAAATCGGGATGAAATATACACATTTATTGTGTCACAAAGGTTGGCATTTATTCATAATATACAATTAAATATGTCTGTTATTTACGGTATATGACATAAGTTTTGTAATAGTGTTATTCATAATCTTTTCGGATTCTTTGTGCAGCGCATTAACAGTAGCCTGAGTAGCATCACCCTGTACATTAATGTTGATAGCAGGGGAAACAACAGTTGATTTATTGTTTACGACATTCGGTGTTATTTCAGAGCCAAATTTTTGTACAAAATAATCAGTTGGAGCTGATGCAAATTCAAACAATTCATTGGTCATCGCTTTGCTAAACACAGGATTGCCTTGTGGTAAGATTGTATATCTGCCATTACCAAGAGATGTAGGAATAAGTTCTGAACCGATACCCTCTTCGTCAACAATAGACAAACCACCTTTGGCTGATTTTGTACCAGAAGCATACGCTTTCATTTTAGACCATAAAGAACCTGCCGGTAGCGCTCTCCCGCCATACCAATCTTTACTGATCCGACTTATGAAATATGTTTCAGCATCCTCTTTGTTCGTTAGGTTGGTTTTATACACTTTGCCGTTATATGTAATTTTATACCCATGACCTGTTATACTCGATGGTTGTATTTTAACTGAATCAATCTTTGCTTTAGTGGTCTGTGCAGAATTACCCAACTCGTCAATTTTTTGCTTCAAACTATCAATTCGAGAAGTGTAGTTGTCAATGCTTCCTGTCACATTAGCAATAGCAGAGTCTACATCGTAGATACGAGATTGTAGTGTATTCATTAAATCCATAACATTGAGCTGTGCAGTGCCATATTCATAAAGAGCACTTTGAGCCGACTGCCACATATGGTTAAACTCAGCCTCTGTGGTTGTAGTGTAATTTTGACAATACCACAACAGGTCGTTATACAATGTGCCATTGTCATTGTCAATCATATCACATGCAGCTCTGTGTAAAGACACCTCGTTGTTTAAGAAATCTTGAATAGTTTGGATTTCATCATCATAATGCTTATCTGTCTCTTCTTTCAGTTTATCTAAAGCCTCTTTGCGAGTATCATACTGATAGTCTGATAGATAATCATATAAGTCTTCTCTGGACTCAATCAAATCATCAACATTTTCTTTGTGAGCCTTTTTACCTGCGGAACTATCGTCCAGTCCAGTAACAGCAGCAGACAATGCGTTTGAAGCAACAGCATTTTCTTTCTCTTTGAGCTGTTTGTTGAAATCAGCTTCTTCTTTTTCTTTGTCAAGAAGTTCCTGTTTCTTTTCAATAAGCTCATCAATTTTATCTTTGCGTTCTTGTAACGCATCTATTTCGTTCTGCTTAGTTTGCTTAATGTATTTTTCTGTCCAATCGACTAAATCTTCAATTGCAGATAAAGCGTCTTCATAACCATCCTTACTATCTTCTAATGCCTGCTTTTTATTTTCTAAAGCCTCTTTAGTTTTTTCTAAAGCCTTTTCCTCGTTTTCAAGTGCCTTTTTATGTTTTTCTGTAGCGGATGTGACTTCATCAGTAGTAGTTGATAAATCGCTTAGTGAAGACTCATAGTAGTCTATTAAAGCCGCCTTTTTACGCCAAGCACTTTCTGCTGTAATTACAGCTTGTTGATATAGGTCGCCTGTGCCTTGCTCTGCATCTTTTACCGCCGCTGTTGCGTAAGCTTCTTGCCACTTAGCATCTGCTAAATTTAATGCCGACTCAGTTGCACCCTGTTGATTTTTCTTTAAATACTCAAGCACTTGAGTTTCGTTTTCTAACTGGTTTACTTCGTCCAAAGACGCTTGCAAATAAGAAACCTTAAGCTTTTCCAACTGAGCCTTTGCCAATTCTCTGAACTTATTAGAAGTTAAATCTAATTCGCCTTGCTCATTGATAAGCATATCAATGTACGAACTATCTAATGACAATAAAGATTGAAGTGTAGAAAAGGAGAGTGTTCCGTTTTCGCTATACTCAGAAATAGCCGACTTAACGGTATTGAAAGCTGAAAAAGTTGACTCTAAGGATTTATTAGCATCTTCGGTTGAGATCTTGAACGAGAACCCATTCGATGCTTCTGTTTTGATTTTCTCTACTAATTTTTGAACATCTTTTAAACTGTTTAACGCAGCATCGCTGTTGTATATCTGTTTAATGGTACTAAAATCAAGCGTAGATAAATATTTATTAACATCTTCACTTAACTGAATTTTTTCTTTAGAGTCTTTTCTAATATTTGTACCCGGAATAAACCCACCTTGTAGACTGCCAGCTACACGCTTTGTAATATTCGCAATTGCTTTATTAATATCCACATCGTCAGCAATTTCTACATCAGAAAACAACATTTTTACAAAAAGTTCTCTTGTATCGGCGTTCATTCCATCAATACCCGACAAAGCATTGATAACTTTATTATTAAGATCTTTAAAACCTGAGACATCTATTTTTCCGCTTTTAATATCATCTATTTGGGCTTGTACCTCGTCCAGCGTATTGGTTAATTCTGGATTCTTAAATGCTTTAACAATACTCGATACAGTTTGCTTAACTGATTCTAAATTGTCTGCTGTGCTCGCTTCAGGATCAATAATCTTACTGTAGAAGTTATCCCATGTGGCACTATTTATATATTGTTCAATAAGAGCTTGACTTTTACTGTCCAATGTGCTAAACTGTTCATCAGTATAGTGAATATATGCATCAAGCACAGGCTTAAAGCTGTTGTTTACCAAATCGTTAATTTGACGATTTAAAGCTGCCTTGTAGTTTTGAATTGACGAGATGGCAGTTGATATGTCTTTATCTTCGATTTTATAAATTGACTCTCCAGTGCTTTTATCGTAACGGAGGATATCTTCAATACCAGCACCCTTAATAATAGTGTCCAAATTGTGCATATCTGCCCACATCAGAGAGATATCTTCTTTAGATTGTACTTTTTTTACAATTTCGTCAATATTCTTGAGTTGGGTGATATAGGTTTTATCATCCCCACCAAATATTCCCTGATTCGTAGCAATATTCTCTAACGCTTTCCCGAAAGTATCCTGCTCTTTAGACACAACAGTTTCGTAATAAGCATTCTTTTCATCAGTCATTGCCTTATTAAGAGCTTCAACATTATCCTTGCATTTTAAAATAGCATTACCCTGAGCATCATAACTTTCCACCAAGTCTGGATACATCTGTGCAATCTCATTAGAAAGTTCGATATATCTCTCATACTGAGTAGAGGTTAAAGAGATATTTTCTCCATAAGAATTAATACCATCAGCTAATTCGTAGTATTCATTTTTGATTTTGTTTACAGATGTTGAATGAGATGTATAAGCGTCTTTTTTGTCGTTAATCTCTGTTGTGATTTTTTCAAGGTCGGATAGGTTGTTTTCGGCTCTGTTGGTGTAGTTATCAAGCGCTTCAAATCCAAAAGAAATTGCACTCATTACAGCTTGCACAATAAGCATATTACCAATACCTGCGGCAATATTCTTTAACGAAGAGCCTAATGAAGATAGCTTGCTTTTAATGCCTGAAAAGGCACCAGACATTGATTTAGCATTTTTACTTAAAAGACTCTCTGATTCGGCATAATCTGTGTTGTATTTTATGCCTTTTAATAATTCTTGGTTTAAATCTTTAGTAGCTTCTGCAAATTTTGACTGCTTGAGTATATCTGCTTCATTGGCAGTTACTTTATTTCTTAAAACCTTGTCATCTAAGCTTTCGGCGTAGGTTTTATATTCTTTATATTTGTCAGTAGCTTTGGTAATATCTTGCTTTGTTCTGGCTTTGGCAGCCGTAGTAAACCATCCGATGTGTTTACCATTATCTTTGTCTAAGTATGTTTGGAGTATCTTTCCCTTAGACACAATATATTAATAAGAAGGTGTTTTAATGCTTGAAGTAGCAATATGTCCAAAATGTGGAGAAGTTAATTACCCTGCATTGGATAAGAAATGTTATTGTTGTTGGGTTGGTTTTCTTAAAAGACCTCGTAAATTGCTTTTTGAAGTCACAGAACAATTGCAGCGAGAGCACTTTGAACGAGATGTTTTGGGGAGCCAAGAGGCTGAATATCTTTTTTGGTATGAAAAATTCCTTAAAGACTGCCCTGAATATGATAATAGTCTATATGAAGAACACCTAAATAACAACAGACGCTGGGATTTAGTGACGAAACAACGACTTAATGAATTATCTTCCAAGCCAACTGTTAAATGTCCATATTGCGGTTCTCTGCGTACTACTAAAATTTCAACAAGTAGCAGAGTAGCTTCATCTCTCACACTCGGCTTAGCAAGCAACAAAATAGGCAAGAACTATCAATGTAATGATTGCAAAGCCACCTTCTAATTAATAATTTGAGCAGTGTTTTATAATACTGCTCTTTTTTTTGTTTGTTTATAAAACTTTTCTTTTATATGATAGTCACTGTTGTCTCAGTGTCGATTTGGACTATACAATTTAAGGTCATTTCATATCGTTGAAACTACCTCAAGAGGCTTATAGTCTCTGAACCTCCGCTTATGCGGCTGGATGCTGATTATGGCTTATTACGGCGGTTAGCTTTTGGCATACGCCGAACAATAACTTGTTTCTGACTTTCGTCTCCATATGGCATATTGTTCATCACCATTTCCCAGAACGGCTATCATTCCGTTTGCAGTTTAACCTCTCATTTAACGACATACATCACCATTTCTTGATTATAGCACGATTACGCTACTTTCTCAAAATAGATAGGCATACTCCTAAAACCCGTCAATTTGGGTTTACCCTTGTCGCTTCCCATTAATCCAGACAAAACACCAGATATGGAAAGAGTACCAATGTTTGCTCCAAGATGAGAGAGCAATTCATTAGCTTGTGTTAAAAATCCTAACAATCCAGAACCAGTATCAACTACGCCTTTAACAATATCACTTGATAATGTTGTTGTTGATAATTCCTGCCACTGTGCCTGAAATTGTTTTACTTTACCTTCGATACTATCTATGTACTTTTCGTGTTCCTTTAATGCAGAACCATCTGAGTGCTTGGATGTATCTAATGAATTGATTGCTGTACCAATGTTTTGAATTACAGCAGAAGCGTAGTTAGACCTATTCTTACCAGCAATAAGTTCAAGCAATGACGCTTTATTTTTATCAGCCAATTCATCCCATACGAGAGCGATATCTTTAAGAATATCATAAGTGCTACGGAATGAACCATTGTCCATAATATCCACGCCTGAAGATGAAGAAGTTTTTGTTAAAGCTTTGATTTTGTCTTGAAGCTCAGAAGTTGTTGTGCACATTCCTTCCGTATCTTCTCCAGCCTTTTCAAGCTCTACCGACATACCTCTTAATCTCATAGCAAGCACTTTAAGTGCATTACCTGATTCATCTGCACTCTGCGTAACTTCGGTCATTGCGGTCAGCAACGCAATGGTTTCATCAAGGCTATTACCAGCAACAGCCATAGATGCGGCTGAGTTCTTCAAGCCTTCGCCTAAATCACCCGATGAAACAGCGTAATTATTCATTCTGTTACTATCTACAAATTAAGTAGATTTGACCACTATAAATAGTGGCGACTAAGTAGTTTCCTCTTAGTTCTCGCATTTCATTGTTAGATTATAGTGCGAGTTCGGACTGGATCTTCTCCGTGCCTGCAAACACAGGTTTAGGATTTAGCTCAACCTACAATGTCACCAGTGTAGGTATTACAGTCTCTACGGATTCTTTATAACTGGATAGATTTTAATGTGTTTTTGGTTAATAATTCATATCTGTATGAATGAAATATGGATAAGTTGTTATATCACTTGTATTAAAAAGTTCTTTTTTCATAAACCTCCAATGTATTTTTATCTATCCTATAAAGTCTTTCCTCGGTCTTAACCATCACTGGCTTTTAACCGATATAGCTATTTTTCTTTAGATATATTTCTATACCTTTGAGCAATATATTTTTACTCACCTCATTAAGTTTATCGACAATGCTTTGTGCCGATGAAGCTTCCATATTAAAAGCTTTTAATACGGAAATAATGTCACTACTTGCTTCACCAACACCATCCAAATCGTCACCGACATTAGCATATATGGTTGCTACCTCTGCCAATTGCGTTGAGTCAGGTATATCATAACCCATACGAGCGAAATCAGCGGTACTTGTAACAAAGTCACTAATAGTAGTACCCAGCTCTTTTGCTTTGCCAGTTGCCGTAGTTAAATATTTGTCATATGTCGAGTCGGTGCTGTCTGTAACTTTCTTAAGCTCCACCATAGCAGTGTCTAACTCGGTCACAATGTGTATCATGTCTTGAACAGTAGCAATAGCTTTATTCATAGACGAAGTGATAAAATTCCACGAACCATATTTAAGATAGTTCTTTGCAAGTGTGCGTAGAGCGGTTGCACCCATCAATCCAGCAGACTCGGCAGAAGTCTTAATATTTGCAAACTGTGACTGGAAAGATTTAAGCTGTTGGCTACTGACTTTTGCAGCATCTGATGTTTGATTTAAAATGGTTTCAATTTGTCCAGCATATTCTTGAGCAGCTTTAGGATTGCTACTCGCAAATTTCATAACCTGCAAACGCAGTGTTGCTACTGCTTTGCTACTTGCGATTGTGCTTTTATTTGCGGTTTCTAAACTCTGACTCCATTTGGTTTCAAATTTATGTAAAGCAGCATTATTTCCAAGCTTACCGGTTACTTGATTTGTAGCGGTTATTTCTTCGTTAAGTAATTGAAATTTTTGGATGTAGTCACTAAGTTCGTTTTTTAGATTGTCAGGAATATTGTGTCCGTTAAGTAAAGATGTTGTTTGCTGATGCAAAGCTCGCATATTAGCCAAATATTTATCCAACTGACTATTATTAACAACCTCGCCTGAGTTATTTAAAATATCATAGTGATATCCTTGCGCTTTGCCAGTTGCGTTGGCAGTATTGAGCTTCTCTTTAATATTGTTAATCCTACTTTGAAACTTGTCTATAAAAGAATCATCTGCGCCATTCCATACACCATTTTCAAGTAGTTTTTCACATTCTTGGCGTATGTTTTCTAAGTCTGCTTTTGCTTCTTGTAATTGTCCTTCGGGAATAAACGCTACATTTTTACTGCGGTTTTGAATGTCATCATATACTGTATCAATATCACTACGAATCTTTTCTATTTCAGAACGGTTGTTGTTTACAGTATTAGAGATAGAGGTTGATAACGCTTGTGCCTCTGTCGCAAAAGACGAAAGAAGTTCTTTTGGTACATCTTCTCCATTATTCCACATATCACCAATAATATCTTTTTTAGATATGAGGGTTGTAAGTTGAGACCACGCAGTACGATATTCAGACACAGTTAGCAAGTTTTTGCTTTGCTCTTGTGTTAATTGATTAGTCGTTTGTGATACAAGAGCTTCTGCGTCTTGAAACTCCTTTAAGGCAGCAGTGCTTTCTGTAATAACAGCCAATTGACTTTGTAACTCGGAAGCGGATATTTCATTTGTGCGACCAGTAGGAGATACTACACGACTCCCTGTATCAATAAGCTCCTGTAATTCTGCTTTAGTTTTGTCTATAGACTCAGCACTAATTACACTATTTGAATTATGACTCTCAAGGATGGCATATAAGGACTGGGCAGTTTGAATAATATTATTAATTTCATTAACACTCTGTCTGCCTTCTGTATTGATTGCAGTTACATCTTGCGATAATTTTACAACCTTTTGGCTCAAATTGTCTAAATCAGCGACAGGAACTTCCAACCCTTGAGATAATGACTGTTCTAACTGTCTTCCTTCAGAAGCCAAACTTCTTGATACCGTAAGAAATTTCTCAATATCTTGTGTATTTAAAAACTGATATCCTTGTTTTTGAAGGTTTAAACCGCCAATAATGCTTTGGATTCTGCTCTGAATCTGAGATAGCTCTTTTGCGGTTTGTTGATAACTTGTCACGCCGGTTGTCGTCCGATTGCTATTGTTATTCTTGTTATATTGACTACGAGATGCTTTGACTGTATTTCCAGTAACACCAACTGAAATACTACCAATTGCTTTTTTAATGTCCTTCTTCAAAGACTTCATTGCGTTACTACAGTCAAACTTTTTGATTGTAACTACTGGAATTTTTGGAGGGTTTTTAAGAGATTTTTCAAATAGTGTCTGAACGCTCTTTTTTAATTGGTCTTTGGCTTGTTTGCTCTGATCGGCTTCTATATTATATATTTTAATACCGTCAATAGCTTTAGCTAATTCTCCAACACTCTTTTTGAAAATTTTCTTGTCTTCGTTTCTTGTTCCAGCTATTACTTGGACGGAAATACCAAAAATATCGTTTTCATTTGCCACACATACCACCACCTTATTTCAACTTTGCTATAATTTTTGTTGTAATACTTTTTTTGAAGTCTGAATTGTTTAGTTCTGCTCTCGTTGACGCTATAGGATTACGAACCCCCATAAAAGCATATTTTTTGGCATCATATCCGATAGCTCTCCATAAGTCAGAGGTGTAACTATATCTCTTTCTGGTATATCCATTCCGACCATATCCTGCTATCCAACGAATCAATGCGTCCGATGTAGTGGTTGGCACTTGATGAGTAACAACTGAGCGGTTTGGTGGTGCTACAGAAGTTATGATAATCTTATTGCTCTCTTGGGACACATCTTGAATTTGGGAGCTGCTTCCTAAGCCATTCACACTACGCCTTACATAAGTTGTAGGAGTATATGTATCATAGATATCTGCTTTGATATTTTTCCTTAATTTGCCTTTAATATCTTGAGCAATATCGGTTTTTAAAACCTGAGAAGCCGCCTTGTTAATTGCTTTGACAAATGTGTCATACGAATTGAAAGTCTTGATACCACCAGCCCCTTATTTAGCAGAAGGGAAGAGGGGAAGTGGACTGTTGTTTGGCTTATCTTCTTCCTCTTTGATAATGTGGTTTACCATATCCATCATCTTATCGAGGTCTACCTTATCGCCAATAGACGATATGTTTTCAGTTAATGCTTTAAACTGATTCATAATTAATGCAGTTTCATAGGTCTTTTCGGAGATTTCCTTTTTCTGCATGTATTCAATTCTCTTCTGAACACCTTCATATATTAACGCCAATTCTTTTTGATTGATTTTACTTTTAACAAACTCTGCAACACCTGTTTCTGTTACAAAAGAATACATTTTTTCAAAAACGGTAGGAATTGCAAAATTTGCATACTCTCTAAGAATCTGCATGTCGATCAATGTAGATGTGATTTCGGGAAGGTATCTATTTTCTGATATATCAAATACAGTTTCCGCTACTGTACTACAGATGTTTGAAAGGCGTACTGCTCCGATACTATGTTTAATTCTTAAAGAGATGTGTTCTATTTCTTCAGGCTTGTTATCATCTGTTGTTACTGAATGAAATACATAATCATAAAACTTTGGCTCATTTTTTTCTGCGTAATAAATTTTTCCAAAAGTCATTACTGGAATTTCTTTATAATCCTTTTTTTTATTTGTGCTTTTTTTCATATATAAAATCCTTTCATTCCTTATGCTGTATATTAATGTTATGTACAGCGTAATCTCCGATACAGATAGCATCCGAAATGTTATCGTTATCGGTATCAATGTCATATTTGTTCTTTACATACTGCAATGATAGTATTTTACTTTGTTTTTTCGCTTTGTTATCGTTAGGAATAGTTGCAGTGATTTTTGCTTTAATTTCTTTACTTGTTCTGCCTCTTGCGTTGCAATAATTTTGCCACACAGAGGGGGATATAAGTTGGTATAAATAATGCTTTTTTTCACAGAGGTTAATTAATACGCCTTGTAACTGTGCCAAATTTTTAAATACTGATACATTAGCTCTCAAATTAATATCTTCAAGAAATACAACTGAAATCTTTCTCTTTATAATAAGTTGACTAATATACTTTTCAATCTCACAAACAGCCTCTGAAAATGTGTATTTACCATTAGGAAAACTAAAACTGCCATAGTCTACAAGCTTTTGTTTTTCGTAGTCATATATCGCCCAACCACCGTTGCGAGCCTGATCAACCGCTAAAATTCGCATTTTATGTACCTCCTAAAAAGAATAGGGAAGATAAGGGAGAAAATCCCATCTTCCCTATAAGAACATCATTTCTGACTACTATTATCTTCGTCAGCTTTCTTTGTAATTGCTGTTTTTCCTCGCTTTGCGGTTGCTACTCCGTTGTCAATAACATTACCCTTAATAAGTACATCCCTTATTTCTGGCATCATGAATTGTGTAGCCTCTTTACTAATCTGTGCAAACTGTTCTTTGAGTTCTTTCGGAGAAGCACCAAGACGCATATCCTGTATAATCGAGTAAATTTGATAGTGTTCTGGCGTATCGGCAACTGCCCTCCATCCACCATATTTAGAACAGTTCACACAAGCTTCATATTCTTTACCACAAATGAGGCACTTTCTGATAGCCATAATTATGCCTCAGCTTCGTCTTCGGGAATAACTACATAGAACTGTTCTTTATCCTTAGAACAGTAGTTAGTCATACCTTCAAATTCGATAGGCTGTGTACCATCTGGCTTAATTTCGAGTGAAAAATTGTTAGAAAGCTTTGCTCTTTCAAATACAATAATTGTATAAATCTTTGTTGATGGATCACAAACATCATGACAAATGCTATCAAGAACAAAAGTACCAGCCTTAGAAAAGTTATCACTTGAGTTGGTAATCTTAACCGCATTCTCCATCTCACACTTATAGATAACAATAAATGTCATAGGAGAACCGTCTTCCCTCTTAACAGGGATATCATCACCAAGAGTGATAGTTTTACCAGCAATAGTGAAGTTTGTTTTATTTGTTGCAAGGTCACTCGCTGTGACTGCAAATTTCTCACCAAGACCGCCCTCTGTAGTAAGTGCCCAAATAGCTGTTACAGGACTTGTCGTGAGAGGAGTCCAGTTGAGTGTAATTGTTTTAGCGGTAGGGTTTGCCTCAAGAACATCTACCTTCTTAGTTACAACCTTCTTATCAGCGGCACCAACTTCTTTCTTTGTACCCAACTGATCGGCAAACACACCAAGATTAATAACAGAGTTAGATGCTGTAAATTTTGAAGTCTTAGTTCTGTCAAATGAACCAATTGTTGCACCGACATTATCTGTAGCATTTACTGCTTCGCCACCGCACTCAAGTGTGCCATCTTTAATCTGATTAGCTGTCCACTCAATATCGCCTGAACTAATGTCCTGCTTTGTAAGACGAGTAACCCTGTCAAGCACAAGATTGTCAATATTATACATAATAAATCCTCCTTATAAAATATAAAGCACTCCCCTTGAGTGCTACAAATTACGCATCCAATTAAGAATGCTTTTATTACTTATTTTCTTTAAATCAACACAGCCACTATAGTACCCAGTCATAATGTTTTCGTAGTCATTTATTGCGTTAATACGATCAGCGGCGTCCATTAAAACATAAATAGGTAAACTCCAAACCGTTGAATAACTATATTTAAAATTTGCGTGATTAGTCAACGCAGAAACAATAGGGAGTAGGGTTGACTGTGCTTTTTGGTGCTCTTTCCGAGCGTATTTTTTGTTATCCCTATCTTCATCTACCATGAACCTTTTGGTGGTTGTGTTTCCACCTTTCTCTTCGTGCTTTTTTAATCTGTGAATTTTTCGTATGTAATTAACTATAATTTCGTAAACAAACCTATCAATAATTAATTGAGTATTAGTATCGATTAGTTTAATATCTTGAGAAGTATTATCTTTAACCAGTACCATTCTTTGTAAATCAATATCCTCTTCAAAAAGCAGTGACAAAATATCACTATCTATAGATTTATAAATTAAAGTAAAAAAATCAAAATCATCTACTTCATCCCACCATAAATTAAAACCATCATATAATTCTGATTTGTAATCAGAAGGTGTTGCACAAATTTTACCTATTTCTGCAAAATATTGTTTCTCACCAATGTCACATATATCATCAAGTGTTGGTTGCTTTAGAGTTAGATGAGTAGAAATTTTAATAGGTTTGCCTCGATATAGCGTCATCTCGTCTATATCTAAAAAATCAATTGCCTTACTTCTCATAATTTGCTTCCTATGCGGTTATGGTCTTGTAAGGTATATTCTAACGCTTGTCCGTAATAATCCTGTATGGGGTTAAATTCGTTAGCCGATACGAGTTCTAATCGCCCAAAACCAACATCTGTCATACCATTAATTTCTTCATCAATATATCCTGCAAGCAAATCAGTACGGACGCCCTGTAACATATCCATTAACTGCTCGTGTGCAAATATATAAATCATTAAAGATGTCGTTTTTACAGCCGACGAGCTGACTTGTGTTACCCCTGACTGCATTGTCACAAATACACTTTGTTCCTCTATAGTCTCAGGAACATAAGGAAACAGCTTAATAAACGATTTGGCTGGGCTTTGACTTCCTTTAGCTACATCTACGAAACTATCTTCATTAGCCGTGTCTATACATATTAAATTCACAATATTCTGATTGTTTAAGCAACGCTTTTTAATCAATTGTTTAAGAAGTGTCATACCTGTAAAACTATTATGCTTAACATCTTGCATTATGACCACCCCTTAATCACAAATTCTTTTTCTGTCGATAAATTGTATAATGAAGACATAACCCTTAGCGTAACTCTTTTTCCAATAAATGAATATTTAAGTGGAACATAAAGCGTTAAGGTGTGATTGTCGGCACTTGGTTTAATTGATACATAATCTTCACCATTCTCTAAAGAGTATTCGTACCCATTTGAGTTCTGAATAATATTGCCTTGCTTATCGACTATACTAAACGATAGTTCACAATCTTCGTCTATATACAAAACTCCGTCATTACATCCTTCAATACGAATAGCATATGGCTGAGAAGTTGGAGTATCTGTATCGTCTTTGTTTGAGTTATTAATCAAGGTGTAATAATCAGCAACCATTAATTCAGTATTATCATTGGTAGATCTGTTACATTCTTTTAAACCAAAAGTATATACACCTTTACCATTATAAAGCCCCGGCAGTCGGTCAGGTTTTGTGATCTGATATGCCAGTATGTTCTGTTGTGCATCAACATCATCAACCAAAAATCTTTGTCCTCTGTATAACTCTTTAGTTTCACTATCCTTAGCTATAATAAGATTTAAACGGTTGTCACCAACAGTAATTTCTTTAGTTTCTCTTTCGCCAGACGAATTGCGGTCATTATTGGTAATAATACAATGCCTTTCGATTATGTCACCATTGTTGTTAATCCATTTGAGTGTGTAGTTACATTGCTGTATTTTTGCTCTTGTGTATAACTCATCCTGTACATCATGCGATATAATCAACCAATAATTATCTTGCCATTCTACCAGAGAACCTCTTTCAAACTTTTCGTTAGGGAGAGAGAGTAAATTCTTAATATCATCTCCGTTATCGCTCCTCGTAATGACAGCTTCTCTTTCTTCACCGTTTATTGTTACAGTTACATAAGACAAGTTCTTATTTCGTAATAATTCAGTTTGTCGCTGCTGCACACGCTCTATCATTTGCTGTCGTTTAGTTTGAGGCAACGAAACATACTCATTCATATACTCATTCCATAAAGACACAGTTATCACCTTCAATTCTATATTTAAGCTTTTTACATAGAGTAATCATTTTGAAAATATTTCGTCTCACATCTTCAACGCTACTGACATAAATATTTTGTTCGTAATAGCTTAATATAGCAAGAATACGCATAATCACAGCGTCATACCCTGTGTCTTTAATAAGCATATCAAACCCCTTTAACTCTTTAATAATATCTGAGATATGAGTATCTATAAATTCAGAGTTTTGCTCTTTTAAGGGTAGAATTTTAAATATCTGATTAATTAAACACGATAGATAATGCAAATATATTTGTTTGTTCATATATGTAAATCCGTTAAGTCTCCGTGTTCAAAAGAGTAATTATTTCCTCTGTTTTTGAAACATGTTTCAGCCTCTTTATATGCTGTTCTTACACGGTTTAAAATTTCCGCAGGCGAATACCCACTGTAATCTGTTGTGTTAAGTGTGTTTTCCAAGTTGTCTGCGTTATTTGCATATGGCTTAAACCACTGTGCAACCATACCTTCGGTAATAATGTCTACAATTTCGTCTACATCTTCAGCGTTAAAATTCTCTAAAAATGTTCTTGTTGTATCATCTCTATTGTAAAGATTATAACCACACTTTCTATTGAAAGAAGCACATGCTCGTTTTAAATATCCATCACATACTCTTGTTTTTTCTTTATCGCTAAGATGAGGATCTAAAAACTTCCACTCTTTTACTTTATCCAGAAAAACTCTGGTAAAATCATCATAAGAGACTATCATCGGAAACCTCCTTATCTATCGACTAATTTGACACCAAGACTCTCTTCTAATGCCGTAATAACCGAAAGTGAATCGATTTCGTGATTTGCTACTGCATTGCGTGCTTTGTAACATACTGACATCCTCTGAGAGTGGTTTAATTTTGAAACAATTGCTTTAATCTCATCGGAGGTTTTGTCAAACAATGTATCAAAGCCTTCAACTGTGAGTGCATTGGTGTAATATTTCTCAGCATTAAGTACCTCAAGAACTAAAGTGTCCTCAAATAAAAACCAATTATTAGAAAAGAAGGCTTTATCTGTGGAATAGATTGACTTTACATCTGCAAATGTCAAATCCTGAACATCACCGAACTCTTCCCATATAAATTCTTCGTGAGTTCTTCTGTTCTGTGCAATAAGTTTACCCTGAAAGCCGTTAATTACAGGAATAATAGCTTCAGGTGGAAGTGTTTTTCTTAATTTAATATGCTGATTTTCCAAAACATCCGTATTTGCAGATGTTTTTGTTTTTGTCTTGGTTGTTCTGCGTGTTGTTGTAACTGCTGTTGCCATTTGATTTATCCTTTCCTTCGTTGAAACGGGCGTAGTTTTAACTACGCCCGAATATCAGTATCATTAGTTAGTAAAAGTATATCTACCAATACCAGTGTTTGCGCCACCTGAAAGCACAATGCCAATACCATACTTTTCACCATAAAGGTACTCGTATGTAAGGTCAGCATTTTCTGTCGGGTTGCCAAGAATAATTGTTGATACACCCTCGTATACAACCTTGATAGGCTTATCATCGCCTGCAACGATATTGAGAGTCTTATCGTCAAATACAAAATCAGTAGTGCCGATCTTGTGTCTCTGCGGAGTTGCAAGTACATTAGAACCATAATACTTACCATAATAACCGTTATTGTAAATATCGCTCTGTGAGTCCTTGCCCTGTACACTTGGAGCAATCTTACGAAGACCAGCCTTTGTACCTGAAATTGTTGCTGTCTTACCGCCAGCAGCAGCCTCTACATGTGCAATTGTGTCAAGGAGAGTATCTTCGCTATATGTACCCGCAACAGGGAAGAAGGCTGTACCGCCAAAATCGTCTGCTGTAGCAGATGCCCATACCTTGTAGATATCATCAAGAATCTTCTGACTAAAGGATTCACTTACTCTTGCAATAAGTGTATTAAAATCCACTGTGCCATTAAGCACTCTCTGAAGCTCCTCATAGATTTTTACCATTTTGAGAGTTGTATCAATTGTTACAGTATTATAACCGCCAAATCTCTGTCTTCTAACGCCCTGTGTGCCATCTGCAACCTCAGCAACCTGATAGAGAATAGAATCCTGTACTTCAAATGCGTTTACATCACCAGCTGCAATATTTCTAAACTCAACAAAGTTATTAAAGAAGTCACTCTTCTGAAGACCTTCTACTACAGTGCGAGAAAGAATTTCCTCTACAATTGAGAAGAGCTGACCGCACTTACCGTCTCTAATTCTCTTGTAGTCAAGCTTGGTTGAACCACCATTAGCTTCAACAAGAGACTTTCTAAGAACCTCCATTGAGTCCTTATTTGAATACTTACCAACTTCACCGTGATATGCGTCAACAGCAAGCTGAACAATGCTATTATTATCTGCCATAATACAATCCTCCCTTACTGTACTTCAATTGTATAGAGTGTGTATCTCTTATACTTTGTTTCGTCAACAATTTTGCCAATCTGTGTTGATGCGGCTGTTGCAGTTTCAACAACCTTCATCTTTGTACCCGCCTGTACTTCTACTGCGTCACCCTTCTTCGGTGTACCATCAAGAGCTTCCGCAGAAACGCTAAAAGTATCACCTGTATGGAAACGGAAACCTCTAAGAGTTTTACCAGCTTCGTTTGTGTATTTTTCAAGGTTTGTGTCTGATTTAAGTACAGCCTTCTTGTCCTCCTCTACAGTTGTAACAATAGCAAGCTGAGCTCGTGGGGAATTTGCTGCGGGGGTTGTTGCCTTATGAATCTGCTTTTCACCTGCCATAAGTTCACCCACAAGTACAATATTGCCGTTATCAATTGCTGTAGCTGCACTACCAGAACCCATATATTTCATTGAAACAATAAGTGAACCATCTGTGGTTGCACTAACATTATCGCTGTTATACACAGCATGCTTTACATCAGCCATATAAATGCCTCCTCTATTTAATCTTTGGGTTTAATGCCAAACTTGGCAAAAAGACCACCGTAATCATTTGTGTCATCAATAACACTATTCTTATCCGCTACGCCACCTACATTTTTATCAATACCAAATGCCAGAGGCTTGTCTGTTTTCTTAGAAAAACTCATGCCGTTTTTGCCCATAATCGCATAACATTTCTCTTCAATATCAGAAATATTCATGCCTTCATGCTCGGCTTTCAATATCTCGTATTCATTAACCCCTGCCAAATTACTGAACTTTGCAAACACAGCGTCTTCCTGTGACTTACGCTCTTCTGCTTCTTTTGCTTTCTTATACTCTTCCAGTTCAGTCTTTTCTGCGGTAATACTTGCAAGACTTGCTTCATACTGTTCTTTGTTTGATTTGAGTGTCGAATAAAACTGAGATTTTACCTCGTCTACCATATTAAACACCGCAGACTCAATCTCTTTGTCACCCTCTACATAATCAACAATGGCATACTTTTTTCTCTTTGCTGTAGATTCGTCTACCACAACATCGTCACCCTTAAGTTCATAGTTAAAGCCAACGAGCTGTCTGTTTTCACAATCTGCGTAATATACCTCTTTAGATTCACTGTCGTAGTCCACAAACCAATACTTGCGCACTTCATAGAATGAATCATCATCGAGGGTAATCTTTGTTTTTTTATCATCCATTGCATGGATTAATTTCTGACAAACATCAGACTCCAAAGCAAACTTTCTGCTTTCAAGCTCAGATGTTAAATCCTCGATAGAAATATTTTCAATATCCAAATCACTTACATCTACTGCATAGCTTTTAATCAGTTCTTGTTTCTTATCCATAATATCTCCTCCTTTCTTCTGTGTGCTCTTACTTATTTCTGAGAGCATAGCTTTATAATCCTTCATCATCTCGCTATATTTGTCATGAGTGCCACTTTGAGAATACATTTCGACACATGCTCCTTCAAAACAAGGCTCAACATCTTCGCCTAAAACACAAAAAGCCTCAAATTCAAAATCGTTGATCTGATATACTCCATGCTCGTCCATTTCGCCATCTATAATAGAAATCTCCATTGACTCAGATGCACTGTTTTCGGAAAGTAATTTATATACACCTTCTTGCCTTGTCCATAAATAAGCTTCAACACACAGATATTCATGAGTACCACCGCTATCTTTAATGGATTCCCACCAATACTTTGCAGATTCAGGCACTACTCCGATAGGTTCTGTTAAATTAACCAATTCTGTTTCTGTGTCTGTGGTGACTATCTCAACATCGTGTCCACCATAATCCTTTTCTTCTCGTAGATAGTGAGTAACAACAGGACAATTAAAAATTGACCAAATAGCTCTTTCAAATGTTTCTTTCGATATGTATGTCTTATTGCGATTAAGTCCCGCATAAGCCACTTTAATTACACCTTTTGCAAAAGAACTATTGATTTTTTCTTCGTTGTCGTACTGTATAATGTGATTAGGGATACTATATTGAATCGTCACACGCTTTTTATCTTGCTTCACTCTTACTCACCACCTTCCAGATGATTTTAAATATGTAAAAAGCCCCACTCTATAATGAGTGAGGCTTAAAACATTAACTTGTCTGAATAAATACAAGCCACATTTTCAAATAAAGCTTTATTATTTGAGAGTGATGATTTGTTCTCAAATACATATAGTGTTGGGCTTGTAGAACATTTTCTCTTATTGTCAATAACAGAAATAAGAGAATACCCTGCATTGATTAACAGTTGTTTGTCTTTTTCATTTGTCACATAAATAAATTTCATTACTCTTCGTCTCTTTCCTGAGCAATTTCACCGTTGTCACTGATTTCTCCTAAATCTTTGGTTGGTGCTCCCGCTTCTCCATTGCTATCCGCTGCCTTTGTACTCTGTGTAGCTGAACTGCTCAATGGAACAAACTTATCGGGAATGCCCATAATAGAGTTTTCCAAAAAGTGCATACTGTCAATATCGGACTGGTTAAGTCCTTGTGATGCACAATAATACGAAACCATCGGCAATCCGTATTGGCAGGCTTTTAGATACGAGTCGCCAGCTTCTTTGCGATTGAAACGACTTACATCCAAAAATGATATCTTAAACATTTTGCCATGTGAGAGGGTATGAATGTAACGATTAAGCATCTTTTCAATACTTAACACAATTCCATAAGTAATTGCTTGGTCGGCTTTTATAGATAAAAGTAAAGCATTTGACGATGCTTTTGCGTTATTAAATAGAAGACTCGAAACACCTGCTGCCGTAAAAAGATGATTCTCTGCGTCTGCTACATTGTCTACATCAGAGGTGTTTGCATGATTAAAGCTAATCTTCTCAACCGGCATTGGAGTTAAAACCGATCCTACTTCATTGGGCAGTACGGAATCTAAGTTTCTCCATATATCTTTAGCCATTTCATAATCCATAGGAAATGAGCCGTCATCATTCATTAACAGTTTCATTACCAGTAACGCATAATTCTCAATTTCGGTTTGTGTCAAATTGAGCTGCTTATAATCTTCAACTTCATACAATTCACGCAAAAGCCCAACAAAAGGAGGCACTGGATAACTTAAAATATCTTTATTGCATTTGATTGCAAAAGATGTCGGCGCATCCAATAACTGCCATTTATATTGTGTATTATCTTGCTTATATAAATTATATTTAGTTGTAAATTCAACAGGGTATAGAGGCAGTAATTCTGACCTCGAATCAAAATACTGAAAATTAAATGAAACATCCAATACACCATCTTGAATGGACGCTATGTCACAATAATCAGAGGGAAGCTGCTGAATCATGATGTTATCTTTACTCACCCTCATAGTTCCATAAAACACATCTTCTCGTAAGCACACGGTTAAGATAGTGTCAAATGAGCTTTTAATGTTAAACCCATCCAATGTATGCAAAATCTTTGTGTAATTTTTCTTAATCTTTTTTGTGTCTGATACACTTGATATATCTACATTGTATGGAGACACAATATAAGACAAGTCTGTTAATCCGACAAAATACTGGATAATTCTACGAAAGTGCGAACTTGCCGAATACATATAGATAACCGCATTGCGTAACTGTGCTTGGTATCTATATGGATTGGATAAATATGTATTGATTTCGTCTTTTGTGTACAGAAAAAAGGAAGGTGTGTTTCTGTCATTGTTTAGGTCTCGAAGCACAAGCTGATTTAAAGCAGCAAATTTTTGCTGAGTCGTTTTTATCTGCTCTTTATATTTTTTATCATCTTCTGTTCGTTGCTTCTCAGTATGAATTTCTACACTATCAATCTTATTCATTTTTCACACCCTTTCTTTTAACGGTACTTATACATGTCTGGTGCTCTAAACACAAAAAAGTCTTTTGCCGAATAGATCGTGTTGCCTTTTTGTCGTATACTGTCTTCAATCTGTCTTGCTACATAATAGTTGTAAGACAAACTTGAAAAACGGTCTTTTCGCATACCAGACATTTCTTTAACTTTAATAAGTTTATTGTTTTCTTCAATGTTGAGCTTTACTAATTCATTAACCAATAGCGTGGTATTTATATACTGCTTAATGATTTTTGTTCGCTCAATAGGACTAAGATTACTATATCCTTTAATATCATTAAGGCAGGTTTCTGCATCAAACTCATTTATGAGTAATTTAATACGACCAGACTTAAACCCTTCTCTTAAGGCTAATGCGCAGTCTGAATTAAATTTAGCACCTGCTTTAATTGCCCAAATAACTTTTGGAGCAGATTTATCTTTACAACGACTTGCCATATCTGGGTTGTTACAGCAAGACAATGGGGGATAAACTACACCAGTTTCAGTGTCTTTAATTTCTTCCACCAGCGCATCGTATACACCAGAGCCAACACCGTTCGCATCAATGACTATATAATCACAATCAAATTGTTCATATAATTTTCGCACAATCAATGCTTGCACTCTTGTCAGTTCGCCCTCAAGCGTGTCGCTGTATATGATATTATGAACAAACCTACCACCTTTTTGCTTCTGAGGTACACAGCTATTAATAAAAATAGCAGAAGCATCATTCTTGTGTTTTGTTGTCGTTGCCATAAGCGCAATATCAATTGACAAAATACGCTTTTCATCGTGTTGCTTAGGCGGAATAATTAGTTTTTTATCTCCTGCCAGCCTACTATAATCGGGTGGCAACCAAGGATATTTGATTGTTCGTGTCTGGTTTATAACAGGATATTCGTAGAAGCTACCTTCAAAATCACCATAAAACAAACAATCCATTTCCATTGACCATGACACTTCATTGTAATCCGATTCAGCCATATCATCCTCAACTTGTTCTCTCATAAGTAGACCTTCTCTAATTGCAAGCTGATACGGAAAACCACATATAAAACATTTTTTACTATCATCTAACATGGTAGCTGCATAACCCTTTGCTTTTGCATAAGACCAATGAGAACAAAACCACGCTGAAGACATATAAATTTCCTTGTTTCTCTCTTGGTATTCTGGTTTTACATGCCAACTACCATCTGGTCTTTGATATTGATATTTTTTCAGTTTGAAAAATCCGGGCTGTCTGGGATTCGATAAGAACTTTTTCAATACGGTTTGAATGACATCCTTTGATACCATTCTAAATTCATCGGTAATAAGAATATTTGCTCTTGCACCTCTGGCAGAGTCTCTCGAAGTTACTACCAATATTTTTGATGTATTCCTAAATTTGATTTCGCCTTTTTCACCTGTAATACTCCAAGATTCAATTTCAGCTCTCAAATTAGGGGCACCGGGCATAATAAGATTTATAATCTTGTCCAAAACCAAATTAGCCTGTTTTCTGTTACCAGATGCAATACATATTGTTGTTCCCGGATATAAAATACATCTAACAACGCAAAAAATAGCAACCAAAAATGTTTTACCTAAACCTCGACAGGCTAAAAACATAAACTGGTTGCATATATTCATAAAACATATAAGTATAGATTGAAATGGTTTTAGAATAATATTTAGATAATCTTCAACAAAGTCTTCTGGATGTTCTCTGTAGTATCCAGTTACCGTGTTTACTTTGTCCATTGTTTCTTGCCGTTGTTCTTTTATTCGGTCTTTGGTTGTAACCGAACTTGTGCTATAAATACTGTCAGTCTGTGTTGATGTCATCAGCATCACCGCCATCCTTGTCAGAAGGTGCGGTCTTTAATGCTTCCGCAAACACCGACTCAAAAATAGCTTCATCATCTTCACCAGCGTATTCTGGACGCTCAACCCTATACCTATTCATTTCTTCTTCGTACATATGAGCGTATCTGTTATGTATTTTTAGCATTTTACACAAATGTCCGAGAAAATAAGTTGTAATATACCAAACTAACTGATTCTTGTTTTTACACTCATCTATAGGTTTGCGCTCTTCATATTTTTTTATTAATACACCAAAAGTGTTTGTTTCAGCTAAGTCACTTTCTTTGGTCTGGTTAGGCGATATTCCTAACTTGGTCATAATATTACCCATGCTTGTCTGTAGCGAATCAATTTTTTCGTTATGTTGATTTGCCTCTGAGATTCTTAAATCTGTAATGCATAACTGTTTGTATAACACTTGTTGTTCAACTGTTAAATTGTGATTGTCCTTAGTGAGTTTTTTGTATAGTGACTTAAGATTAGCATAACTATAGGCTGGATAGCCATATCCCCAAAAGGCTTCGTCTGCGGGAGTTATGCCCAATCTAACCTTTAACTCATCTTCGCTTTCGCCACTACCACCAAAATTCAAAGCACCTGACGGTACAGAATCTATCACATCGTCCTCTGTAGCGCTTCCTTCTTTAACCTTTTTGAACTTTAATTCTTCTTCGTCCAGAGTATCGTCAAAAGTTTTGCCTGAGTATTTTAATAAGTTTGCCTTCTCCATATAAGCTCTAAATCTTGGACGAGATGAACTTGTATCTCCTAACAGAGCGTATATTTCAGGAGACCAGTAAACATCAAAGTGTAAACACACCCGCCTTAAAGCTTTCTCTTCGCTTCCAAAAACTTCTCGATAGTGATTATATAATTCATCTACACAATCTTTACATACTGGAAAAAACTTTCCGTCACCTTGCCATAATGGAGAAGAACCTCTTGAAAATGCTTTGGCTCTTTGAGATTCTGTAAATTCCTTTTTGCATTTCTTGCAGCGGTATACTGGTTTAAAGTCAATACTTTTTTTTGGTGGAGCGATTTTACTAACTTTAGGCAAAGAATCACTCCTTATCGTGATTTAATTGTGTGTTTAAAGACAAGGACGCTGTAAATTTTGCACATCTCGATGCTTCGATGTTGATAATTTCGTGCGTGATAGGATTTGTTCCTCTTCGAGCCTTGCCTTCATTAACATAAAAAGTACCAAATTTGTGTATCTGTACAGGTTGACCAGTACATAACATTTCTGCAACGCAATCAAAAACATCTTTGATTACTTCTTTTGCGTCCTTTTTTGTGTAGCCTTTATCGGCTAACATACTAATTAGTTCTGTTGTTTGTGCCATTATTTCTCCGTTTCTTCCGTGTGCAATTTAGATATTGCACTTGTCTTTATTTGCTTGTAATTTACTCTTATCTTCTTTGATATAAAACCTACGAGTAACATCCGTGCTTTTATGATTAAGCAACACTGACACCTCTTCAAGCGACATACCAGCGTTTTTATATGCTGTTGCTCCGCTATGTCTAAAATCATGAGGATGTAATGTTGGAACTCCAATCATTTGACCAATCTTTTTACAATAGTCACTTAGTGTTGATACTGTCGCAGGGGTACAAGAACCACTCTTTCTATGAGCTGATACAAAAACATATCCACCATCTTCAATATTATTCGCTGTTCTATATTGTTTTAGATTTAGCAAATATTCTTTAGCTTCTTCACTAAAGAACAATTCAACAAGATATCCTTCTTTTTCAAGAACATCTTTAGCTACACGACTATCAAAATCAAGCTGTTCCCATCTTATGTTTGCAATAGCATTTATTCTTGCCATTGTAGTCAGTGAAAAGATAGCATATGCTTGCATTGTAAGTGCTTCGTAATACTGCGTGGGCTTAGTTTTTCTTTGTTCTTTAGCCTTTTCAACATTCTCTTGTAGCTTTTCTCTCATAAACTGAATTTGCTGTGTAGTAAGAAATGTTTGTGCAACAACCGCCTGACCTTCTTTTGGTCTATCTATAAAACTCATTGGGTTCTCGTCAATCAATCTCTTTTTCTTTAAAAATAAAAAGAATGCCGATATACTTGACATTCTTCTCTTAATACGATTTGTATTATTACCCTGATCTTTACAATAAACGATAAACTCAGAAATATCTGAATCATCAATCTCTTTAACTGATTTATTGTCTTGATAATCGTATATATAAATCCACCAGTTAGCTAAATCGTTATAATAATTATAAATTGTCTTTTCCGAAAGTTCTCTGATTTTCATATCTAATAAATATTTATGATATAGTTTGAGTGTTTCGGGATTGATTTTTTTTAGCTTCTCTTGATTTAACATACATATTCGTTCACTTCGCTTCGGCATATTTCACCACCTACTCAAAAATAATATTCACTTCGTCTCCTTCTATGTATTTAACATATTGACAAAAGAAACGAAGGGATCTACGCATTGCCGAAAGTCTTTGATAAGACACTCCTCGTTCGTGCCTCATATATTTAATAAAGTTATTGATGTCTTCACTTGTACACTTCGTAAAAGACTTATTTTTGTTAAAATGCCATAGCCACTTAAGAAACATCCGTGTGTCGTCAACATAGTGCTTTACAGTGGCAGGAGAGTACGGTTCATAACTCAAATATGTTTCAAAGTTATCCATTAGTTCTTGGTTATATGCACACATTTTTTCTTTATTAAACATATAACCACATCCTTAATTAAGAGACATAAGTTTGGTTTTCTCACGAATAGCGTGACCGTACTCATCGAAACACATATATACAAATCCTTCTTTCTGAGAATTAACCAATCTTCCTTCGCTATATTTCATTTTTCTTGTTTCACAACAAGCTCCCTGTTCATAGATTGCAGAATTTCCGATGACATAATACCCTTGACGATGAGTATGAGCCATAACAATATTTCTAAAATCAAATCCCTCGTTGCGAAAATAATACAAAGCTTTTTCTGCGGTTTTAAGCATTACCGAAGAGTATGCTCGTGGATGACAGAATACCGTATCACCAAACTGAGAGTACCATTTACCTGTAAATTCAATTTCAATGTTGCTATCTTTGAATACATGCGTCAGGGGAGAATACTCAGTTTTCGTTCCTATTTCGTTGTCATAATCAATAAACCCGTCTGTGAAGATATAATCAAGTACAGATGACGGCATTATGTCGCATAATTCACTGTTTGTCTTTTTTGCAATATAATCACCTATTCTCAAATCGTGATTGCCGTTATTTGCAATTACCTTTTTTGGATTCAGCAAATGAATCAGGTCAATTAAATATTGTCTTGCTCTGATAAGTTCTTTGGTTATACTCACATATTTCGACTTATTCGTAAATTTTGATAACTGGGCGCAGTCTACAAGGTCTCCGTTTAATTGCAATATATCTACACGACCTATGTATTTCTCAAATGTGCTAAGAGGCTTACAATAAGGAAAATGCAAATCCGATATTGAAAGAACTCTCGTGCTTACATTATCTTGATTTTTATAATTATAATAGTCATACACGCCTGACGCATATTTTCTAAAGTGGTCAGATGATACGCTCTCGCCAAGCAGGTTTACAATTTGAGACCATTTCAAAGGAAATTTTGTGCCATTTAGCTCTCCGTTCTTTTTAGCTACTATTAGCCTGATTTTCCATTCCTCGTGGGTTTCGTCTGGTCGCTGTAAACACCAATTGTCTATATATTCATTTGTGTTAGCTTTCTGCATAGTAAGACGCTCAACCCTTTCGTCTCTGTTTAGAGGCACGATTTTTTGTTTTAAGTATTTTAGCTGCCTCAATATTTGTGTCTGCAATCAAACGGAGATATTCGGTCACTTCTGGCAAATATCTTCTGTGTCTTTTTGCAGGCTTTCCTCGTCCTGTCTGGGGAATCCATACATCAGGAAACTCTGAGCGTATAATCTGACTCTCTTTTTTTGTGATTGTAATAATTGTAAAAACTCCTTAAATTCAATTTATCACTTGACTTGCAATGCAAGAAATGATAGTATATTATGGGGTATTGTATTTAGTCCCCCTATACAGCCTAACTCGCAAGACAAAAAACCGCATAAAATTCGAGATTTTTGGGTGTCCGAATGCCAAAAAAGGGCGGGAAGTACCCCAAAATTGTAAAAAATCACCCCGATTATAGTCATAATCGGGGCAAAATTTTTATGCTTTTTTAAATCTAACCCCAAAAAATTCTATATCTCCTTGTTCACACATTTTTAATTTTTGTACTGGGGTTTTGCTTTTACGCAGAAGATATAAGAAATCTTTAGGTAGGGAATAGAATAATATTTTAATCAATAGGCGGTATATGTCTTTGTTTGTTGGTTTCTCGGCTTCGTGTAGTAAATAACTCATTGTACTTAAACCAATTCTCTTATAAGACACATATGTCAATAAGTCTTGATAAATTTGTTCTGCCTGCTCGTGTTTTTCTATATTCGACGATTCTTCTTTTAGCCATACAGCATTTATTTCACTTTGTGTCTTTCTTAAAGTGTAAATAAACTCATCAGCTTGCTCTTTGTTGATATGTGAAGAGTGAGGCTTGAAATCAATAAAAGAAGTCAAAGGCAACATAGGATGTTTATCATTACCAACTATACGCTTACGCACTGATTTTTCAAGATAGTCCATAGAGGTGTCATAACAACGATAAGTCTTGTTTTGAGAAGTACAATGTTTATGTCTTTTATGATTGGCTTTTTGTTTGCTCACCTCTAACATAAATTCCGGCAGTGACTTGCTTCCGTTTTCATCTTTGAGATACTTCGTGGTTAGTCGTTCGAGCTCTTTTGTCATTTGTACATCAAACTCTTTTTTAGCCTTATCTATTTCAATATTAGACATTACAGACAATTGACAGATATCGGTATATATAGGTTGTACACTTTCAAACGATGCACCGTTATTAATATTATCCCACATAATACTTGTAAGCACTTGTGCAAGGTTAATAATTTCTCCAATCTTATTTTCACTTGTCTTAATATCCAATTGTGTAGCGTGGTAACTAAACTTGCAAACAGGAGTGAATGAAATGATTCAAATTATTAGACAAGGTAATTTGAAAGAACCTGTAATGAGATTTGTTTGCTTTGAATGTGGGTGTGTATTTGAAGCCGACAGAGAAAGCTATAAACAATGTTTTACATCATACAATACATTTATTTTTTCGGCGAATTGTCCTTGTTGTAAAAATCATGTGAGCCATGAAGAATCATTGTAACAGACAGGAAATATATGACACAGAAGGAGTATGACAATGATAATAATGGCAAGGAGTATTAAATGATTCAAGTTCTCAGAGAAGGCGATTTTAAATCACCAGTAATTAGATTTAATTGTCTTAGATGTAAGTGCGTTTTTGACGCAGATAAGGATGACTACAAACTGATAGCAACTTCAGGTGACTTAGCATATATAACAGATTGTCCGTATTGTCACAAAAGAGTGGCTCGTATGATGATAAAAGATAGGAGATATATATGATTTACTATTTAACTGATAGAACTCTTGCAAGAGCAATTGAGCGTTGCAGTAACAAAAATTACAATTACCTTATTGTCCTTAAAGATAACAAAGATTTTGACGAAACTTCTGTTTCAATTCTCGAACAGGCGATTACGAGCGATACATACTGGAATACTTCGTCATATTTAACCTATGACCGTATTTCTTTTACAACAGGCACAATCACCATCTATAAAGATTCGTTAATTACAAACGATTTTAGGGGCGTGTATGACGAAATACTCGTTGACGAATTGGTAGAAGATAGTAAATGGGAAATCCTTGCTAAACATACAAACAGGCACGGTGCATATAAAGAGAAGTATAAGTCAAAGGAGGAGCTTAGTTTTGCATAAGAACATTGATTATGAGTCCTTACTTAGTTTTGTACAGGACAACCCTGACGCCGGCATATCACTGACAATATCAGAGAATGAATTTGACCAAGCAATTAAGACTATTATATCGGCATTGATTACCAACGAAACGCCACCAACACAATTAGTTAGCTACTTAGAATATAGAACTCATTTTATTTACATTGAGTTTGCTAACGAAGCAACGCTTGAAATAAAGACAATTGAGGGGTGAGATGAAAATGAACGACTATAAAACCAGACTTTTATCCGAGTACAAAGAAGTCGTAGATAAAAGCAATAAACTGAGGGTATTTCTTAATAAATGGGACAACGGACAACTTTCGTTTATTCCAAGGCTCCCAAGGGCAAACTATTCAAAAACACTTAAAGCAATGTATACTTACAAGATGCTTCTTGAAAGTAGAATGCTGACGGACGGAATATCCTTTAAGGAGGTTGAAAATGTTTAAATTTAAACCCTACATAACGGTTGTTGGAGAAAATGGCTTAACAGTAGATTTTGAGTTGTCTCAACTCAGCACCTTTATGGCAAATAATATTGACATTGATAATGGGTTAATTTGGTGCAATGAAATCTATATTGAAACTAAGGTGATTGATTTATCAGTTCTCGAACGCAGATGTTCTCGTTTTAAATTGTTTGCCGACACTGTTACACAGATTATTCTTCATCCTTATAGAGCAAAAAGTAAATTTCTAATTTTGCATTTAGATACCGATGCCAAAGTTATACATAATAAAGACACGAACACAATTATTATTTCAAACTTATCAGATACAGAGGAGGTAGAGAATGGGTAAAATCACAATCTTACCAGAAACAACCATTGATCCAATTTCGTTAATGGGCAGACGAGCAGGTATATGTTGGGGAAAAGATATTACAGACAGCGAAAAAAACTACAAACGAGGTCTTGATTGTATTAAATCTAATCACGGTAGAGTGTTTGAATTTGTAAATATTGAAGCAATTATTGAAGACTACTCAGCAAGAGTAATTAGGGAATGGTATACACATATTGGTGGCAGTCCTACACGACTTCAAAGTAGCACAAGATATGTTAACTACGATAACTTTGAATACATAATTCCCAAAACAGTACAGACTGAAGAACAGAAAACTTGGTACAACAACGCTATTGACACTATCAGTCAAACACTTAAAAATCTTGAAGAAAGTGGTGTCAAGAGAGAGGATGCTACAATGTTACTTCCGTTGGGTATGACTACTAAAATTGTAGATAAGCGAAATGTTAGAAGTGTTATCAGTATGGCAGAACAGAGAATGTGTTCGAGAGCGTATTGGGAGTATAGAGAACTCTTTAACGAATACATAAAGCAGTTAAAACTCTATTCGGAAGAATGGGCAACATTAATTCCAATGGTGATGAAACCAAAATGCGATGTGCTTGGATATTGCCCTGAGAAATACAGTTGTGGAAGAAAACCGAGAAAGGATTGATTATTATACAGCAAAAACATTATTTAGATATTGAGAGACTTAAACCTAATTATTTAGATGCGTTTTCGGAAGGCGATGAAATCGTAATTCAAGAGAAAATTGATGGAGCGAACTTTTCAATTCGTTACGATGCCGAAAGTGATAACATCAAAGCATTTAGTCGTAGAAAGGAATTGAACGAAACCAACACTCTAAGAGGGGCTTGGAATTGGTCTCAAACGCTTGATAAAGAATTAATTAAAACGGTATTGGGGAGTAATCTTATATTGTTTATGGAGTGGCTTGTACCCCATACTGTAAAATATCCTGACAACAAATACCATAAAGCATATTGTTATGATGTATATGATACCAACACACAACAGTATTTAAAACAAACAGAAACAGAAAAAATTGTAAAAGAACTTAATCTTACATTTGTTCCTGTCTTTTATAAAGGTCGATTTACGAATTGGGACGATGCGAAATCTTATATCGGTAAAACACAAATGGGTGGCGAATACGGAGAAGGTGTAGTTGTAAAAAACCAAACAACTTTAAATAATCCAAACACAAGATTACCGTTTTATGTGAAGCTTGTATGTGAACAGTTTTGTGAAACAAAAGGACACAAACAAAACCATGTGGTTGATACAGACGCATTAGCTAAAAAAGCTGAAAATCAGCGTTTAGTAAACACAATTGTTACTAAAGCCAGAGTTCGTAAACTTATACATAAGATGGTTGATGATGGTATAGTACCTGAAAATTGGAGCAATACAGAAATGGGAATAATTGCTAAAAATATTGGAAAAGACATTTATTATGATTGTCTTAAAGAAGAAAAAGATGTTGTTGAAATGGTTGGTCACGAGTTTGGTAAATTCGCTCACAGTTCCGCAATGAGATTAGCGAGAGAAATTCTGTCAGAAAGGGAGCTGAACATTTAACAGCAATTAATGAAACGATGGAAATTAAAACTAAAAGATAAAGAGTATGAGCCAATTGTGTATGCCAAAGCCGAAACGGATGCAATAACTTATTTTAAAGATGAAACCGTTGAGAATGTAACACTTTATGAGAATAGGGACTACTTATCGTATATTAACAAAATGCTGAAAAATGCAATGTTAGAAGGCATTCAACATCGAAACAATAATTGTGATCGTGAGTGGTACAAAACAGATACAGCATATGGGGTTTTGAGATTCCGTTTGATTAAAGACTGCGATGATGACAGTTATTTTGATTATACCGACTATCAGTTCGTTTCTAATGATTGTAAAGTGTTACCTTGTACATATGAAATGTCAACACCACAGAAAGTTTGTGAAAAATACTTTTCCAGCTCGCCTTATTGCGAAATTCATTCATATAGGTTATACGGAGAACCAAAACTTGTTAAGCCAGTAGAATTAAAAGGTATTAAATCGAGTTTTATTGTTGACTTTATACCGAATAAATGCAAGTGTCATTGTTTTGTAAAGGACAATGACTTATGGATAAAGCATAGGGATTTCTTTTCTAAATCGCATAAACCTACTCCTAAAGACATAGGTACACCGCTTACATACAGACTACAGAAATATTTTAATTGCGACAAAAATTACTTAGATAAATTTATGTATCCTGACAGTTGGGGAAGTATTGTGTTAAGAAATGAAGCTTGGATTGTGTTCCACAATATCAAGAATTTTGTGTTGGTCGATAAAATACCACCAGTTGTTTTTGTTGAAGATATGTTTTTAAACACTGACTTGATGAAGAAGTCAAACATATACAATTTATCAAACGAATGGGATAGATTTTTTGAAAACACATTACAAACTTATGTTAAATATTTAAAAGGAGAGATTATTTGAAAGATTGGACAGGAAATAGTAAAAGTGTTCATTCCGTTTTAGGAGCTTCTAACCACTCTCTTAAAGAGAGGGAAACAAATGATTATTATGCCACAGAACCTAAAGCTGCTGAACTTCTACTTGAAGTAGAAGATTTCGCTCCTAACATTTGGGAATGTGCTTGTGGAGAATGTCATTTGTCTAAAGTATTTGAGACTCACGGTTACAATGTTAAGTCAACAGATTTAATTTATCGTGACGGAGGAATGTCTGAAACATTTGATTTCTTAACAGAGTCAAAACCTGATTCGTGGAACGGTAGCATTATTACAAATCCGCCTTATAAATACGCTTATGAGTTTGTAGAAAAAGCGTTAGATACAGTTACAGAAGGCAACAAAGTGGCAATGTTTCTTAAACTGCAATTTCTTGAGGGCAAAAAACGAAGAAAGTTGTTTGATAACACCCCGCCACAGACAATCTATGTATCAAGTTCAAGACTTTTATGTGCTAAAAATGGAGATTTTGAAAGCACAACATCAAGTGCTGTAGCTTATGCTTGGTATGTGTGGCAAAAGGGGCATAAAGGGGACACGATTGTTAAGTGGATTAATTGAGGTGAAACTATGGATGATAGTTTAGTATTTTATGTGGTTTGTGAATATGTCTGTATATTCGGTTTAACACTTAACGCAATGATATACAATCAAATACGAAAGAATCCAAATACAAATACGACAAAATTACAAAACATTCAAAATTTTATAGTGCCGATGGTGTGGTACTTTTTAATTATGACATTCGCAAGACTATGTGGTCAAATTATCAGTAAAATTTAAGGAGGAAAATATATGAAATACATTGAAAAAGCAATACCGATTGAAGCTTTTCAGTACAAAGGCGATTTTATTGAAAATGGAAAATATTGTATTCCCGAATGGGCGATTAAAGCGTATGAAGATGGCTTGCTTTATTATAAAGAGGAAGGAGATTTATATATCCATACGCTTGAAGGTGAAATGAAATGCGGTTTTAACAGCTACATAGTTCAGGGTGTAAGAGGTGAGATTTATGCATGTAGACAGGATATCTTTGAGGAAACATATATGGCGGTGGAAGAATGAAAGTTTTATCAAAAAGTGAGTTGGAATCGTTAATAGCACAATTTCCAGACGGGGGGGGTATTGTTTTTGCAGGATATACACCAGATGTACTAACTTCAGAACTTATGGTGACTGACGGCGATTTTGGTGCAAAATGTATAATTCCTCAAGATGGAGAGGTGTTTGATTTCGATTGGAATATTGGGGAATACAGAGATACAGATTTATTTGCAGTATTTGACAATAATGATATTTTGCAAATGATTCAAACATTAACAAGTGGATTAAAAATATCATGCAAACCATGGTGGGAAAAATAAAATTTAGGATTTAAAAGGAAAGAGGTGAAAGATATGTTTTATATTACTGGTGATTTACATGGTGAATACGACATACACAAACTGAGTTCCAAACGATTTCCAATGGGTAACAATCTAACACGAGATGATTACCTAATTATTTGTGGTGACTTTGGCTTAGTGTGGAATAATGGAAATTCTGAAATGTATTGGCGAGATTGGCTTAATAACAAACCGTGGACAACCTTGTTTGTAGATGGAAACCACGAAAAATTCCCCTTGCTGAATCGTTACCCGATAACTAAAAAGTGGGGTGGAAAGGTGCACCAGATTGAAGATAATATTTATCATCTAATGCGTGGACAAGTGTTTGAAATTAACGGCAAAACATTTTTTACAATGGGCGGTGCATCAAGCCACGATATACAGTATCGCACAAAGAATGTTGACTGGTGGGAAGAAGAATTACCCAATGAAGCTGAAATGCAGGAAGGATTGGCAAATCTTGATCAGTATAACTGGAAGGTAGATTGTATAATTACGCACTGTGCTCCAACCGAATTTATCGCCAGTTGTATCAATAAGGGGTACAGTCCGGACACTTTAACCGAATACCTACAGCACATTGATGACAAGTTAGATTATGAACATTGGTACATGGGACATTATCACCTTGATGTTATATTTGGTTCGGATTCAGAAAAGCAAAAGCATATTTTGTATAACTATGTGGATGTGATTGATTAACACGGAAAGGATGACGAATATACGGGAATGGTAATTTGCCTTATATCACTTTATTTATTGAACGCAAATGGAATTATAGTACCTGATGGATGCTTTATTATTGCATGGAGTTTTTCTATTGTGACTGCGGTAGCAACTTTACTTTCAGCAATTGGTCAAGTAATGAGCGATAAAAAAATAATTAAGGAGAACAAATATGGAAATTAAAATTAAATACTTTACAACAGACATCGACAAGATTAAGCAAATCCCGAACGGAGATTGGGTTGATTTAAGGTCAGCCAAAGATGTCACACTCAAAAAGGGTGAGTTTACTATTATTCCACTCGGAGTAGGAATGAAGTTGCCGTTTGGCTATGAAGCTCACATTGTACCAAGAAGTAGCACTTATAAAAATTATGGCATTATTCAGACAAATCACATGGGAGTAATTGACAACTCCTATTCGGGCGATAACGACCAATGGTGTATGCCCGTAATTGCAATGAGAGACACAACCATACATAAAAACGATAGAATTTGTCAGTTTCGCATCACACAGAAACAGCCTGATTTTGAGTTTACAGAAGTAGAATGTCTTGACACAAAAAGTCGTGGTGGCTTTGGCTCAACAGGCAAGCAGTAAGGAGGAATAACTGTGATTACATATAATGATTTTGAAAGATACCTTACCAAGATTCAAAGAATCCATGAACTTGAAGATAAGATTTTGAATCTTGGTGATGAGTATAGTGATTTGGTTTTAGAGTATGTATCGCCATTTGTATACCACGGTGTCACTATGGAAGATGAACTTATTGACTGTCTCGAAAAAGGTTTAAATCTTAAACCTGATGAATACGGTGATACTTGGGTATCCTATTGGGTTTGGGAGACAGATTGTGGTCAAAGAAATACAATTGTAGAAATTGACAATAAAGAAGTAAGCATTGCAGAAATTGCTAACTTGTGGAAAGTTATCGAATGGGAAAGGTCGGGAGAATTGAATGAGTAAACAAACGATTGTAGTTAATCTTTATGGTCAGCCTTCCTGTGGTAAATCCACAGGGGCTGCTTATATATTTAGTCAGTTGAAAATGAGGGGTATTGACACGGAACTTGTAACCGAAACCGTTAAGGATATGGTATGGGAACATAACGATGACGCCTTGACAAATCAGCTATACATATTGGGCTTACACTCACAAAGATTTTGGAGACTGAGAAATCAGGTTAGAGTAATTGTAACTGACTCACCAATCCTGTTGACCGAAATTTATAACTCATTTGAAAAGTGTGGTTTTTACCCCTCAAAATCCATTGAAAAGTGTGTAAACGATACAGCCGAAGCATTTAATTCTCTCTTTGATAACTTAAATTTCTTTGTTAAGTCTGTTAAAAAATATAATCCAAATGGCAGATTACAAACCGAAGTTGAAGCCAATAATATAGGTACACGAATTGAATCAATGCTAATTGAAAAGAATATCCCATATGAAATTATCAAAGGCAACCAAAAGGGGTACGATAAAGCCGTACAACTAATTGTGGATTACATTGACCGAGAGGATAAAATGGATGCTATTAAAGAGGATAGAGAAAGGAACGGATTAAATGTTGTTTGAGGTTTATAAAGACGGACAAGGCAAATTTATGTGTAGTGATGCAAGCTGTTTACCAACAGAAACTCAGCTTAAAAGCATGAACAAAAATGGGTATGAATTTAAGTTGAACGGCAAGAAAGCAACGCTAAAAAGCGTATTGAAATTGATTGAAAAGTAAATATAGATAATAACAATTTAATATTAGTTAGGTAGGTGTTCATATGAAACCAATGCTTACTCCAAAGGATATTATGGAAATTTTTGGTGTCAGTAAAAACACTGCATACAAAATGGTTAGACAAAAAGACTTTCCTTCGATTAAGGTGGGGAATAGGTATGTTGTTAGAGAAAGTTCCCTTGAGAAATGGATTGAAACGAACGAAGGTCGAGAATTTGTTTTACTTGAAAGAAAAATTTGAAATTACAAAAAATTTTACCATAATTTTTTTCAAAAACTCTTGACTTTATTCACTCCATCCGTTATAATAGTCACTGTTGAGTTGAGAACAGACAACATTTTTAAAGTCACAACTGTTGTCAAACTGTTGTCAAATTCAAATTTTGAATTCAAAAAATGTAGTGTTTAAGCCAAAAGTAGGCACTCCGACTAACTGCCTTCTAAGCAGTAGGTCAGGGGTTCGAGTCCCTTTTGGCGCGCCACTTATGGTGGGATTAGCGTAGTTGGTTAACGCGCCAGTTTGTGGCACTGGAGACCGCCGGTTCGAATCCGGCATTCCACCCCATTTGACTCATTAGCTCAGTTGGCAGAGCACTTGACTTTTAATCAAGGTGTCCGGAGTTCGAATCTCCGATGGGTCACCAACAGCCGCTGAAGAAATTCTTTGGCGGCTTGTTTTTTTAATAATCAATAAAAGTAGAATATATACTGAGCCGTCGCCAAGCGGTAAGGCAACGGACTTTGACTCCGTCACCCGTGGGTTCGAATCCCGCCGGCTCAGCCAAATAAAAAAGCCAGCAAACAAGCCTTATTCAGTATTTATCGGCTTGTTTGTTGTTTTTTGAAAAACATTTTTTGTGTTAAAACTTGATTTTTTGCGTTAAAACTTGATTTTTTGATTTAAAATCCAACACGAAATAAATAAATTACGCTTGCTTTTCTGATTTTCAATTGCGGTCGGATTTATTTTTGGAATTTGAGTAGGCGAAAACATTTAAAATCTTCTTGGCTTTTGCCATAATATTATCATCTCCTGTAATGTGGTATCGGCTCTTGTACCAACAAGTAAAAATGCCGACACCCTTTCAATTTTCCTCGTACTGTTCCAGCAGTACGGGGATTTTTTAATTTATTTGAATTTCTTTTCCGATAGATATAAGTTTTCCTATCAGCTGTTCCTGCTGAGTTTTCCAGTAATTAGCATCACAGACTATCACAAGCTTTTTCTTTGCTCTGCTTACAGCAGTATTTATTACCTTTAGACCGTTACTTTTTGTACACTTTGAATTAGTGAACCATTTGTTTGTAGTGTCAACAACGCTTAGAATAACTATGTCCCACTCTCTGCCTTGTGATCCGTGTATAGTTAATACTTCTTCTTTACCGAAAAATGCATTATTCAATGCTTTTTTCTGGTCTTTATATGGTGTAATTATTCCGTATGGAATATCTTCTTCTTTGATTTCATAAACATAAGATACTATACTGTCTACCTCTGTTGAACTATACCTTTGTTTTGGATGCTCTAACTTCGGAGAGTTTATGTAAAATATTTCTGTTGGTGTATCATCTGAACCGTGAAACGAAGGTGTGTACACATTATCAGCAAGAACCTTGGCTAATTTTGAGCCAAAACGAAAAGTGTGGTTTAAATTAAATTTGTTGATAAAATTAAATGTTGGTTCTTCATTTTTTAAATAGCGCAAAACTAAGTCATTAGGTTGCAAATTATAGTCCTCTAAATATAGAGCTGACTGAGCATACATTGCAACAAGTTCATTTTCACCGCTAAATTCATCATCATTCATTTCACAGATTGGCGGTAACTGCATATGATCACCGAGCATTGTCAGGGGACAATGATAACTCAGCAAGATCATGCCTTTTATAAGACTGCAGTAACCTGCCTCATCAAGAAATATGTGACTTGGTTTAAAACTGTCATCAGGCGGAATACGGCTGATACAAGCGTCAATGGTAGCTGCAATTACACTTGCCTTTCCCATTCTTGAACTTGTGGTGTTTTCCAATGCTTTACTCCTTTGACTTATGCTATCATCTTTATCATGAGTAAGACATTTTAATTTATCAAGTAATTCATCTTCGGTAAGATGGGTGACATTTGTGTACCGTTGTTTCCTGTTTTCTAAGGAATTTCTGCCTTTGTTTATTTCATCGTTAAAGTTTTCAGAAATAGTTGAGAAATTATCAAATGTAATATTTGATACAAATTTATTCAGATGTGGCCAAAATGAGGTTTTCTGAATAGCTTTATTTAAGAAAACAGAAAAATTGTTTCTACATTCCGATTGCAGTTTTGCAAGTTTGATATTCTCGTTTTTTAAATTTTCAATAAGATTATTAGTATCTTTGATTTTATTTTCAATATTATTGAGATTATCAATTGAGTTTTTAAGTAAACTTGTATATTTTGCAAGTTTATTTTTAAACAAAGACTTACGAAAACCGTTGCTGTATTTATTCACAAGTTTTGTGAACTTTGAAATATTGGAAGTACAATTACTTTTTTCATCATCAAAAGACGGTAACAATGATTGAGAATATGTTATTTTACCTTCATTGTTTGTAACTTCTCGTTCATAAGAAAGTATTTTGTCCTTTTGTGCATTCATTTTAGAAAAATAAATAGGAACAACTTTTGAACATTCATCAAGTTGATTTTCAAATTTAAGTGCATTTTGATATTCTCTGAATAGTCTAATTGTTTTTTGTGTTTCAAAAATTTCAGCATCAATATCTTGAATTTTATTATCAAGTATTTTAACAACTCTTTCAGCTTCACTTACTTCACAACAAACCGGATATTCGTCATAAAACTCGTTTGTCGGTGAACCTATTCTAAACACAGAACCAATGCTGATTCCTGATTGTTGAAGAACTGGAAGAATACCCCAAAGGGTTTGTTCAACAGCGTTATTTGTGGGAGCTACAATAAGAATTTTAGCATCTTTGTCTGCTTTTAAATATGACAGTACACAACGAGCAAGTACAAAACGAGTTTTACCGGTACCGGGAGCACCCCATACATAGGAAATAGGAGAAGCAAGAACACCTTCTACAGCTTTTGATTGTTCTTTGGAGGGCTTATCTTCAAGTTTGCTGTCTTCAACATAGGGTATATTATTTGTACTTGTAGGAAAACTAATACAATTACCATACCTTTGATAAAAAGAGCCGACATTCTTTACAAGAAATTTTAAATCAATAATAAGCTCTATATCGTTTGTTTCAGATGAACTGAGATATTTTTTAAGAGTCCTGTCTGGAATTATTCTTAAATATTTTTCTTTACGGTTAGTTTCTACAATTTGATATTCTTCTCTGGAAAATATGTTAGAACTTATTTTTATCTGCATCATATCAACATCAGATAAAGGTGCGTTTGTGTAAAGTCTGTAGTAAGGATCGTATTTTGAAACACGCTCAACGCTGTACTTTATCAAAGAACCTTTATTCATACGCAGATAATCATAATATAATTCAGAACTGCGTATAGCCGCATCTCTAAAATTCACATCATCACCCCGAATATGTATTCAAAATTTAATATAAATAATATTCCCAACACGCTAGAAATCAGGCGTGTTTTTCTTTTATGTCTGAAAAATCGGGAGTTGTGTATTTTGCGTTGCCGATTAAATCTTCTGAATATTCAAGCAATTTTTCTTTTCCGCTATCATTAAGCAAATTGTAATTATGCAATAGCTTTTGTGTATCATCTTTGCTTTCTATTGGTTTGACATTCCTATTAATTTCGGAAAATGTATCTAAGATATTTTCAACCTTATAGATTTCACACAACTTTAGAAGTAAATCGGCATCAGGTTGACTTCTGGCATTTTCCCAACCGCTCACGGTCTTTCCACTCTTTCCAATGATTTCACCGACTTCATCAGCGGTCATACCTTGTTCCGCTCTCAATCTTTTTAAGACTGAGGCAATATATTCTCTTGACAT